TATAATCGGTTTTTAGTGGTCTTTCCGTATCCTAACACATAGAAACATAAAATCGGCTTAAATCGGCTTAAAATGCGTCAGGGCGGCAATTGCTGCAGAACGCATAAAACGGCCTTTAAAACGGTTTTAAGCTGCTATGCGTGTTATATACGGAAAAGGCAATAAAAGGCCTTAAAACGCATTGTAGGGCCTTATATAGCATTATGGCATGATATGCCCGTTGTTATAGTGCGCTGGACACACTAAAAACAGATCTATTCCGGCATGAAAACAGAATAGCAGAAATAGGCCATGGATCCATAGATGGACCATAGCGGAATAGGCCTATAAACCATTATATCATGGTTACAAGCTGCAAAACAATAATATTGAATTGCCATTGTGCTGAATTCTTTCCGGCGGGAATTGCACCCGCAATGATCGCGGATCCTGGATAACAGGAAAGAACAATCATTAATCTATTACGGAAAGCATTAAAAGGACCGATCCATAAAAGGACCGATCCCAAAAAATCAAAACAGGATAGAAAAGACAAGCGCAACAGAGAAAACAACAAATACGGCAACGGAAACGAAAAACAGAGTAACAATAATTCCGGTTTCCGGTTCAACCTCTTTCAAATAGTCCATATACTTTTTTATCATGTTCTTTCCCTCTTTTCTTTCATGCGATCCATATGTGCGGATCGTGTTTGATGAATTTTCCGTCTGTAAAAGTCGCGCAAGCGTAAACAGTATTTAAACCATGCGACCAAACTTCAACGCGTGATCCCTCTAATCTAATACCATAGTTATCTATTGCCTTTTTTAAGGATCTGCTATCCGTTTCATAATCGCGGAAACCATCAGCGGTTAAAACAAAAATTTTATATTTTCTCATTTCTACACCCTCTTTTCTTGGATTAATCCATCATATAGAAAACGCTGGTATCATATCCGCGGCCTTTTAACGCGTTTGCGATGATTTCCGCTGCCGTTGTGCGTCTGTCACCCATTCCGAAAGAACAGGATAAAATATAACGCTTGACACCATAGGAAACGGAAACGGAACAGTCAAGTCCAGCCTCTTTCGCTGCCTGTCTTACTTTTTTAGAATTCCATCGCGGCAAGTAAAGAATAGGGCTGTCAAAATTACAGGATCCACCATCAGCGGAATTATAAATTGCGTCTAATGTTTCGCGGCTGGAATAGATTTCCTTTAAGTCATCGCGCAATTTTGCATATTTCCCTTTTAAAGGATCCGTTGTTTCCGGGTATTTGTCGCAATAATCGAAAAAATGCTTTTTAGCCTGGTTAATATCGCGCGTTGTTTTGCTTTCGATCTCGGTTCCGTTGGCATATAAAACCATGGTTTCATATGTTCCGAATTCATAACAGGTATCAATAATGATGTTCTTTCCGTTGTAACGTCTTTCCGCGTGATAAAGTCCATTCTCTAACATAGTTTTTTAACCTCTTTTCTTTTAAAATTTGTTTTTGGTAAAACCGCGTTTCCGGAATTGAACCGGAATATTAGAAACCATTCCCGCGGCGAAAGTGTTATCTATTTTTCATCATGTCAAGCAAATTGACGATGGACCAACAAACCAGGAAACCATAGATGAAACTTGTATTAAGCATTGGCGGCCCTCTTTTCTAATTCTTTGTAATACTTTGTGCTTTCCTGTTTTAAAATCTCGTTTACATATTCAATGCCGGAGTTATTTTTCTGATAGCAACGGGAACAGGTTAAGCAACAACGCGCGCCGCAATTGATATTTACATTGTTCTTGATTGCATGGTCTTTAGAATAAACTGTAAACACTTTATCAACAAACGGAAACGGACGCGGATCCGCTGGAATGTCAACAAATAAAGAGGAAAGAATAATAATCATATTTTTCGGTTTTTTGTGTCCGGCGGCAAAAACTCTTTTGCAGATAAACGGGTTTTTAGTCCAGATTGAGAACGTGCAATGCGGATTTCTTTCCGCGCAATTGATATAGTTTATAAATTGTGTTTCATTGGCAAGATCTCCGAAAGCCTCAAAACGTGCAATGCTGCAATTGAGAACAGGCCAAAACTCAACAGGAATAATCTTTTTAGTTAAAACGTCATAGTTATTAGCAAATAAATCAGCGGCGGTTTTCCTGTATTCCAGCATTTGTTGCGCGTAGCAATGTGAACAGATAGAATTTTCAATTTTGGAATATGCCGCGCAATATTTGTTTTTCAGGGTGGATGTTGAAAGAGAAATCATTCCAGACATTTTACCGGAGTGTTTAACAGTAAATGCAACTCCGAACAACTCACGAAATACAGAAACGGTAATATTTTTAAGTAACTGATCAACGGTCTTTTTCATAATGCGATCCTTTCCGGCCTGTCGGCCTTTCAAACTGTTTTCTATGGTTTAATACTATCATAGTTATAACTATGTGTCAAGCCATATTTACAACTAAATTATAACTTTGTTATCACTATATAAAGAAAATCCAGTAATAACAACGGTTTACAAGTGATAATTGACATTTAGTTATCATCATGTTATAACTATGTTATCAATATGTGTTTTCGGAAAGTTGGTGATAGCATGGATGAGGGAAAGAAAAAAGCATTTGACTATATTAACGATTTTCAGAAAAAGACCTATGATAGGATCACGATCCTACGGAAAAAGGGTGATAAAGACCGTTTGAAAGCAATTGCAGCGGCGCGGAACCAAACAACAACGGAATTTATAAATCAGGCCATTGACGAAAAAATCAAGCGTTTAGGCCTTGACATTTCCGACAGTAAAACTGAATAACAATCTATGACAGGTCCATTTATAACGGGCCTGTTTTTTATTGGTCGATGAAAAGAGGGTGAAAAGATGGATATTCCGAAAGACGTTAACAGAATAGAATTTTATAAACAACGAATCCAGGATGAAATAGACGCTTACAAGCTAACTTTGCCTGATGAAACATTGCTTTATAAAGTGGGGCCGTTTAGAGGTTTACTAAAGCATATTTCCGTTAATGTGTTCAAAGCTGATAGGCCTATAACCAATAAAACCGATCGCAATGTAAACTTTGACGATCCAGGGGAATTGGATCAACTCTGGGATATATACGTTTCTCTGTCATATGCTTTTAATCAAAATATCAGTTTACATAATTTCGCAATGTTTACCGGAATAGATTATAATACTTTCCTTGGATGGTCTAATGTTAATAACATAACTGTTGATGATATCGGAAATGATAATGGAGATAGTTATAATAATATAGTATTGAATACTACGTTATGTAGTAGAGAAAAACATAACATAGTAATATATAAATCTATGATTAAAAGATGGATGAATGAGTGTGAAAGCAATCTAGCAGATCACACGGCCCGCGAAAATAGCGTTGGATCAATGTTCCTGTTAAAAGCCGTATACGGATATTCCGAACAGCCACAACGGATTGAGATCACAACGGACAATAGCCAAGTGGATCGCGCTGCGTTGATGGACAAATACAAGGACCAGGAACGCCCACAACTCCCGGACAATTCCGATAATTCAGACACTATTGACAATTAATCGAATTTATGCTATTGTTCCATCAGGCAAACAATTCAGCTTTTCGGGGTATATGTGAGAAATGGCTTAAAATAAAGCTTTTCCCACTGCTAACTATTCGTGAAAGATGACTTATACGAATAGTTAAAAAACCCGAAAAATGACAGTTGCGAAAGTAGCAACAACGGACACAACAGAAGCAGCTGTCAGTCAATTTAGCAGTCAACAGGGGAGAGTGCCAGCCGCAGCCATTTGATTGAATTGTCGGAAAATTCGCGAAAGTGCGAACAACCGGGGGAGGGGTCACCTGACACCCAGCGGCGGCGGGAATAGTTATTTAAATACTCTTTGGCAACAAAAGGAGTATAGTTAGTTACTTGAGTACTCTAAAGAATTAAAAAGACAGTACTCTAGTTATTAAAATACTCTCTAGTAACAAAAGGGTTATTTAACTACTTACTAGCAGTAGATTAAAAACTATTAGACTATAAACTGCTCTATTAGAATCCAGTATACTAGAGAGCGTTATACTATGGCATTCTCCCCTATACCAGTTCTCATACACATCGGTTTTTCATAACGGAAACCCTGTTTTAAAAATTTTTCTGGAAACAAAAAAGGCCTATGAACGAGACGATATTAGGACTCGGAGTCATATTGGGCGTCTTGATATTCATTTGTCGGAGGCTTGGAGGGTAATATGCCAACGAAAACGCTACGCAGTTTTATAACAGGTCCGATTGAGATAAATGGGACGCTAGAAGCATTTGACGGAAATGTATGGCATAAGCTTTCGGGGTTCTCGCTGGTTGAGGAAGACGATATCTGTATGCCGGAGATTGATAAAGTGATTTTCAACCCGCCAGCGACCATCGTGTTTTTTGATGACGGAAGCAAGACTGTAGTCCGCTGTTCACCGGGAGACACATTCGACAGAGAGAAGGGCATCGCACTCTGCGTCATGAAACGTGCCTATGGAAACACCGGACGGTTCAATGACATTCTGCGGGATAACATGACGGACTTATTAGTCGGAGTGAACAAATGAGCGACAAGACGAACCCGGAGCATTACAAGCTGCATGAGCATGAGTGCATTGATGAGATGCTGGAAGTCTTTGGAGCAGATGCCGTTAAGATATTCTGTGTCCTGAATACCTGGAAGTACAGATATCGTGCCGGAAGTAAGACGGGCGAATCCGCTGCGGATGACAATGCGAAGTCCGACTGGTACATGAACAAGCTGATTGAGTTGAACAAGGCCGATGAGGAAGAGAGCGGCAAGAAGTCCTCTCCAATGGGTCTTGTTAACGCGGAACAGGAAGTACACGCCGAGGTGATATATGCTGACCATTAACTCGTTCGTAGTGCCGTCAGACGCACAGTGGGACATTGTTATTAACGGAATGCGTAATCCGTTGAATTCATGGGACCGCAAAGACAGTGATGGTGCAAACCTCGGTCTGAATGACAAGAACCTGATGATTAGGCTTATTCATGCCGGAAACGAGCATCGCAAATTCCTTCGGCAGCTGCCCGTGATAGTCAACATTACGGCTCCGTTGTACTATCTCAAAGAACTCGACACATATAAAGTCGGCACGGTATCCAATAGCTGTTCCACGATGCACAAGATAACGGCGAAAGAGTTTGAGTGGTCGGATTTTAGCACGGAGCATCTGCTCTACGAAGAGGGTATGCAAGCCGTAATGGCTGAAACAATCAACATACTGAACCAGTGCCGAAAGCTATATCTCAAGACCAAGAGTAAGGACTGGTGGTGGCAGATAATTCAGCTACTCCCTTCCAGCTACAATCAGACACGGACCTTATCGCTGAACTATGAGATTCTCGGAAGCATATATCGGCAGCGCAAGGGCCACAAACTGGATGAATGGCAGACATTCCGCGAATGGATTGAGACACTGCCTAATGCTTTTTTGATTACGGAGGGCGACTCATAATGGACTTGAAGGTGAAATACCTGGCAGACATTCTGCCGATTGAGAAAAAACGCGAAGGGGACTGGATTGATCTCCGGGCGGCGAAAGATGTGAATCTTAAAGTCGGGGAGTTTGCGGTGATTCCGTTGGGAGTAGCCATTGAACTGCCGAAGGGATATGAGGCCCACATTGCTCCGAGAAGTTCAACCTTCAAGCAGTGGGGTATCATTCAGACCAATTCTGTCGGAGTGGTTGATGAAACGTACTGCGGTGATGGGGATGAGTGGGGAATGCCAGTATATGCAGTACACGACACCACCATTCACAAGAATGACAGGATTTGCCAGTTCAGGCTTATCTATCATCAACCGGAGTTTAATATCAAGACTGTTGATGTACTCGGAAATCCCAACAGAAATGGCTTTGGTTCGACTGGAAGGTGAGTAATATGCTTCTGTTTGCACTGAATACCGCAACACTTACAATGAGCCTTGTAGTGGCAATTCTTGTCGGAATGTCTGCTGGTAAGGGCGGTACTTCCGATGGTTCCGTAAGACTTACTGTCGGAATCTTTTTATGGACAGCGTTCGTCAGTATTGCCAATATCGCTCTAGGGGTATAGCCAAGCGGTAAGGCACGGGACTTTGACTCCCGGATTCCGATGGTTCGATTCCATCTATCCCTGTGTGCGCCTTGATTCATAGCGTTCTTGGCGTCCTCCACTGTACCGCACTAGGGCTGAAGTCCTGTTAAAGAGGTTTGCCACCTCGGTGCGGATTACGGGACATTGTAAAAGGTGTCCCTCCTAGCTAAATAGCCTTTCCGCGAGATGGGCGGCTAATAATGAATCTCCGGGGTTAGATGGCATGACAGAGGGACCTGCCTGTTGCCATCCACCAAGGGTCCGATCCGATTGATGTCACCAACCTGACCTGGTGACGCATGGTCCAACTCCATGCCGGACTTATCTGCTGGTACATTGCCAGTGCCAGCTACGGTCTTTCCGTGCGATCCGATGTGGTTCTTTCGATTTTTTCTTTCCACGAAAGCACTGGAGTAAGGCAATCGCTCCCGCCTGATGCCGAGAAGTGGAGCGTTATAAAAGGAGTTTGGCTATGGACAAAGCTGATAATAAACCGACCACCCATATCACTGTGATTAACGGAAAAGGCTATATTCCGGTCGAGGATTATATTGCCGTCCGCAATTACTACTTTGCCATCATCAAGGAGTTGAGGTTGAAGCTTGGAAAGCAATGAGCAAAAGTACAGAGGTCTTGTAGACAGGATCCTCAAGTCAGAAGTCACCAAGTATCAAGTCCTTTTTGATGCATATCAGGCCCTTCTTGCCATGTCGGAAGATTGTAATGTTCGCAAGAAAGGCATCCGTGAATACTGGAGGAAGCGCACTAACTTCGTGAAGGAGATGTGTGCTTTCATTGTCGGAAGAACAGGAGAGCCACGATTTGAAACCCTGCGCTGGAAGGTCATCCTTCTAGAGGCTCGGCAGCGTGTTGTGGACTCCTATTTTTTGTACCTGGAGAAGAAGCGTGACGATGACAAGAAGTTCTATGAACCTCGGAGGGATGTATTCCTGAAGTGTGGAATCACGCAGGGACTCCAAGGTCTTATAGACGATGACTATGACATCCTGACGATATCCATGCCGCCCGGAACGGGAAAATCGACTGCGGGAATCTTTTTCCTGTCGGGAGTTATGGGATGGGAGCCGGATATGCCGAACCTAGCGTCTGCCCACTCTGGCATACTGACCCGGTCATTCTATGACGGAGTATTACAAATCATTTCCGACCCGGAAGAGTATACATGGCATGAGATATTCCCGGATGTGATATTCTCCTCCAGGGGCGATTCCAATTCCAAAGAGCAGACCATCAATGTCGGAAGACCCAAAAGGTTCAAGTCATTAACTTGCCGTGCTATCAATGCGTCTCTGACTGGCGCGACTCGTTGCGAGAACATCTTATATGCCGATGACTTATGCTCCGGTATTGAAGAGGCCCTGTCTAAAGAGCGGCTGGATAAACTGTGGCAGACTTATAACACGGACCTCAAGACGAGAAAGAAGAATTTCTGCAAAGAGATTCATATCGCCACAAGATGGTCAGTCCATGATGTTATCGGAAGACTGGCAAGGGACCACGATGGGGATCCCCGCTTCAAGTCGGTATCGGTTCCGGCACTGGATGAACACGGAAACAGCAATTTCATGTATAAGCACGGAGTAGGATTCTCGACTTCATACTTCCTGGACATGAAGAAGTCGATGGACGATGTATCATTCCGATGCTTGTATATGAACCAGCCGATTGAACGCGAAGGACTCTTATATCACGAAAATGAGTTTGAGCGGTACTTTAAGATGCCGGATAGGGAACCTGACCAGATTATCGGGGTTTGCGATACGAAGGACCGTGGTGCTGACTATTGCTTCATGCCCATCTTTTGGCAATACGGAGACAAGTATTACCTGGATGGACTTGTATACTCCAACGATGACATCGAAATCATTGACGAGATGATTGTCAGGACGCTGATTGAATACAATCCGCATACTATTCAGTTTGAGAGTAATGCAGCTGGCGGCAGAATGGCAGATGATATACAGAAAGCCATATATGGCAAGTGCCGTACACAAATCACGAAGAAGTACACCACGCAGAACAAAGAGACGAAGATTATTGCGAACAGTGCATGGATAAAACGGCACATCATGCTGAAGGACCCGTCACTATATAACCCGCAGTCTCAATATGGGCAGATGGTAACGGCACTGTTTTCATATACGCAGATGGGACGCAATGCCCATGATGATGTTCCTGACGGTTTGGCTATGTTTGCGGAAATGGTGGCAAGAGGCATTGATGAACCAGCTATTGTCGGAAGGAGACTGTGGTAATGACGGCAGATGTGAAAATCACCAAAGAACTGTTGAATAACTACGCCAACATTCAAAAGGTGATTGAACGGGACGAGAAGAAGCTGCGGCAATATGAGGACAATCCTCCGATGGTTGAATATGGCAAGGTGGTTGGCAGTAATCCCAATTTTCCGTATGAGCAAAGGTCCTTTACGATATCAGGTTTTAATATCGGAACCGCCACAGAGTGGGAGCAACGTGTCCGTGAATTGACGGAAAAACTCCGTATCGAAAAAGAGTATTTCGCCAGGGTAACATTTGCCATCGATATGCTGATTCTCAAGATTACGAATCCGAGAGATAAGCTAGTTTTTGAATATCTTTATCGTGACGGACTGACCCAACAACAAGTTGCCGATATGCTTTACATCGATCAGAGCGTTGTTTCCCGGACGATTGCTAAATATGTGCCGGAATAGTCGAAATTGCATAAAAAACATAAAAAAATGTGGTAAAATTTAAAATGAGATAAGTATGAGGTGTCGCAGAGCGCGATGCCTCTCTTTTTGTTTCCGCGAGAAGGAGGTGGGGACAAATGGCAAATGAGACTACACCGTCCCTGTTCCTCGGACGGAAAGCTATCTACACTGATGCCCCGGAGATTACGCGGGAAAATGTTGCCTCGATAGTTGAGCGGACCTATATCGACCATCTTATCAACCGGGATCAGATGCAAGCACTTTTCAAGTACGAAAAAGGTGACCAGCCGATTTTCTATCGGGTAAAGAGCATTAGACCGGAGATTAATGTCCCGGCTTGTGCAAACTATGCGCGGCTAATCACTGACTTCAAAGTCAGTTATGAGTTTTCCAGTCCGATTATGTTTGTGCAGAGGGCAAGGGATGATTATCGGAAATCCGATCCTAAACAGGACGATAAGAGAATCTCGACCTTAAACGAGATGCTTTTTGAGCAAAGCAAGCCAGCCAAGGATTATTACATGGCAGGGGACTTCAAGCGATGCGGACTCGGATATATGGCGGCACTGCCGAAGAAAGAGATGCTGGAAACAGAGGTTGCTCCGTTTGATCTGCTGGTCCTTAATCCGCTGAATACATATATCATCCGCACGAATGATGCCTATCGCAAGAAAATTGCTGCCGTGACTTATACAACGGACATTGATACCCAAACGAACCACTTCACAGTTTATACGGAAACACGGGTATATCAATTCAATTCCATTACGCAAAACCCTGTTGAGAGCGTCAATCCTATCGGACTGATTCCGATTGTTGAGTTTCCGAACAATCTGTCCCGGCAAGCCTGTTTTGAAGCGGTAATCCCGCTGATGGATGCCCTGAACATTGTAAACTCCGACAGAGTAAACGATGTCGCCCAATATGTGCAGTCTATCCTGTGGCTCAATAACTGCAAGGTTTCCGATGAGCAAACAGAGGAACTGCGGAATGGTGGCTTTATTCAGACCAAAGATACTGCTGACGGCAGACAGGCTAACGTGACTTATGTAACGGCTCCGTTAAATCAACAGGAGACTCAAAGCCTTGTTGGTTATATGTACTCGCAGATTCTTGAGATTGCCGGAGTGCCTGGAAGAGAATCCTCTACGGGCGGCAATACTGGGTCCGCAATCCTTCTCTCCAATGGATGGCAGCTTGCAGAAACACAGGCCAAGGCCACAGAGATTATGATTTCCGAGTGCGAACAGGAATTGCTCCGTGTGATTCTTGCGATTATTCGGAACACTCCTTCCATGCCGGAAGACCTTAAAAAGCTTCAGGTATCAGATGTGCTGATTAAATTCCCCAGGAACAGAGGATATGACCTTGTGTCCAGAACTTCTGCCCTGTCGAACATGATTAACATCGGAATTGACCCGGAGAAAGCCATTTCCGTTGTTGATATCTTTGACGATGCCCAACAGGCAGCTATGGATAGCCTGGAGCGGATTGATGACATCCTGTTCAAGAAAACGGAGACTAGCACCTCGGCTAGTACGGAACCTGACTTATATGGTGACGGAAATACGGTCGGTGGCGTTAGGAAGTCCGGGGAATATCAAACGGAAAACCTTCAGCGACAGGAAATCAGGGAGAATGCACAGGTTCAGGCGAAGCACAGTAGCGGGGTATCGTGATGCCTATGACAAACGATATTGATGAACTGAACATCGTCAAGATGGTGCGCGGCGATTCTTATAATCGCTATTATGAGTATTTCTCCAAGATGAGTTTGGAGGAAGAAGAGATTGAAGACAGGGTACAGATGGCAATGTCCTTTGAGGATAGTCTGCTCCCTGTTTTAATTTTGGCCCTTTTGTTGTTCCAAAACGGGACATATAATCGCCGGGATATGAGAAACCGCCTTGCATCGGCTTATGTCAATGCAGTTGAGGATGAAGGATATCTCGATGATTATACGGAAGACCGGGCAGAAACCTTTGCCAAAGAGGTTGAAGGGACCACCTATGAAGCACTGAAAAAGGCAAAAGAAAAGGCCGAAGCGGAGAAAAAATCCACCCTGCCGATTGTTCCTGGTGTTCCGACCAAAACAGATGGTGGCTCGACATCAGGAGTTTCTATTGTCGGAGGGGAAGAAGATTCCGCGACTTCAATGGACCGGGTTGAGAGAATGTCCCGAACAGAGGCAGCTATCGTCCTCAATCATTCGGAATTTGAGACTGCCAAAGAAAACGGCATGACTCGCAAAACATGGGTGACGCGGAAGGATAAACGTGTCCGGGAATCGCATGACCACATGGAAGGTATGACCATTCCGATTGATGCTCCGTTCATTTTGAGCGGTGTTGAGATGATGTTCCCGTGCGACACAACAAATGATCCTCCGGCTAAAGAAGTGGTTAACTGTCGGTGTTCGTTGAAATTCTCTGGAATTATACGTTCCGCTTTAAATCCAAGAGGCTTCGAACGGACATATTCAGACGGCAGTTTGCCATTTAGCAACCATGTGAAAGAAGGACTTTTCAGAAGAAAGACCGGAAACGAATCTTCAAGAGAATATGTAGAAATCAAAAGACTGCAAAATGCGGTTGAAAAAGATTTCGATCCGTTACCAGAAAGAAAAGTCGCCGATGTATTGCGGAAAATCTTCCATGCGTGGGTGGAAAAGCTAACTCCGGCAGAGCGGAAGTCTATTGAGCAATATACCTTGAATTATGGAGATAAGTCACCAAACAAACTGTTTGAAAGAATGAACGCAATGCTACGGGGAGACAGGCCGAAAGACCCTGTTGTAATGAAGCACGCAGAGAATATTTCTGCGGCACTCTTGAGGGCTGTGATTACCAAAGATATTGTTGTATATCGTGGATTAGACATTGATGTAACACTCGGGAAAAGTCTTTTTGAGCCATTTTCAATGAAACAATTTACGAGTACATCCGTTATGGAAAATAGAGCGTTTGACGGCACTTATCTTTATGAGATTCACATAAGACAGGGAACCCGTGGAGTTGCATACATTGGGGAAGTAAGTCATTTGCCAAAGCAATTAGAAGTGCTTATTGACAAAAGTACTCTGTTCCGAGTAATATCAAGACAAGGGAGAAGAATTGTCTTGGAGGTGATTAAGCAATGACTGCGGCAGAAGCGGCAAGATTGAGTGAAGCGGAACAGGTTCAGTTGTTTGTTGATAGAACAGTGCATGAGCCTATGAGGGCATTCCCTCCAACACCGGAACAAAGAAAATGGCTTATTGAACATGGGTACATTACACCGGACGGGAAACCAATTATTTAGCTAAATATATTACAGGCTTTCAATTAGGGACTAGCGAGAAATCGCCAGTCTCTTTTTATATGGTCAGAGAAGACCAACTACAATGCTGTTACGGAAAACGAAAATCCGCATATGGGTTTAAGTGGAGATTCGATACCGTTTCACAATAACGCCAGAGAGAACTGGCCTTAAACAAACGCAAACAAACAACCATGACTAGAGAAAGTCATTAAACACGCAAAGGTCCGCTAGAGAAAGCGGGATACAAATGTCGCAAGGAGAAAATATGGCAGATTTAGAAACCAACGTAAGCGTAGACGCGACCACTGAAAATCCTTCTGTAACGGAAACCGGATCCACTGCTCCGACTGATGCTGAATCCAGCACGAAGTCCGCACAGGAGATGTTAGCGGAAGTTATTGCGGAGAACAGACGGCTGAAAAAGTCACTGGACAAAGCGGCTTCCGAAGCTGCGGGATACAAAAAGCAGTATATGTCTACGAAATCCGAACAGGAACAGGCGGCAATCCAAAAAGCCGAGGCCGATGCGGCAGTCCGTGAAGAACTTGAGACTCTGCGGAGAGAATCCCAGATCAACAAGTACGCCAAGAATTTTATGTCACTCGGATATTCCGAGACGGCAGCTACCCAGGCGGCGACCGCACAGTATGACGGCGATATGGACACCCTTTTCCAGCTTCAGAAAGCACAACAGGCAGAGTTTCAGAAACAGGTCCGCGCCCAGTTAATGAAAGATATGCCTAGTCCCAGCGTTGGAAGTGACGAGGGCATTTCTGTCACCAAAGAACAGTTTGATAAGATGACTTACACGGAACGGCTCCAGCTGCGAGTTAAGCATCCGAACGTGTATGACCAACTGACCAAACGAGACTAATTATTAACATACCGGACATCGTTTGAGATGTTCGCTGACCCCTAAAAGCTATGGGGTAGAAAGGACTTACTATGGCTACTGTAGATACCACTACTGGCACTTATCTTGCCAACCTGTTTAGCCCCCAGGTAATCGGGGACATGATTGATGTAAAACTTTTCAATGCAATTAAGCTGGCTCCGCTGGCAAGGGTTTATAACAACCTTCAGGGAAGACCCGGCAACGTAGTGACCCTTCCGTACTACAATTCTATCGGAACCGCCACTGTAGTGGCAGAGGGTGCTGATATTCCGATCACCCAGCTTGTAGAGCAGACCAAACCCGTTACCATTCACAAGGTGGGCAAGGGCGTTCAGCTTACCGATGAGGCCGTTCTTTCCGGTTACGGGGATCCTATCGGCGAAGCCGTTACCCAGATTACCATGGCTATTGCCGATGCCGTTGATAACGAGTTACTTGCGGCTCTTGCCGGAAACACCGTTAATGTCCATGCGGCAGCTACTTCCGGTTCTGTGACCGCTGATGATATTGCAGATGCTCTGACCAAGTTCGGTGAGGACCTGGACGGCCCGAAGGTACTGCTTATCAACCCGGCTGGTTATGCGGCTTTCCGCAAGGCAGACGATTGGCTTCCGGCTTCCGAGATCGCTGCGGAGACTCTTATCCGTGGTACTGTCGGCATGATTCATGGATGCCAGGTTGTAGTGACCAACCGCATTGCGGCTACCGCTCCCTATGAGATTGTTAAGCCGGGTGCGCTTGCCATCTATACCAAGAGAGAGACTCTGGTTGAGACTGATAGAGACATCGTGAATAAGTCCACCGTCATTACTGCGGACCGTCACTTTGCGACCTATCTGCTTGATGCGTCCAAGGCTATCAAGATCACCTACTAATCCTGATAGTCGGAGGGCGAGATATGGGTATGCTTTTAAGACGGCACGTTGTTGAAAAGCCTGAAGAGGTTAAGGACGAGAACGTGCGTGAGAATTCCGGTGCTGTCATTGCCGAGAAGAAGGAAGAGGAGAAAACCGCTCCCAAGAGAGGCAGACAGAGGAAGTGAGGTGATCGGGGATGGTAGATACTATTGTCGCCTTTTTACAGACCTATCTCATTAACGAGGATGATGTAGATCCTGCCATCCTCAACCTCGTTGCAGAGAGAGCAATCGCTAAATTCAAGAGTTTTGTAGGGTATCCGTCCAATATGTCAGACGAAGACATCCAAGCGGATTTAGAGTCCAATATTAACTGCATTGAAGACCTTGCCCTCTTTGCTTGGGTTAAGCAGGGCGGTGAGTTTGAATCACAACACAGTGAGAATAACACAAACCGCTCTTATTTCTCGGAGGCACAGATCTTTGCCACATGGGGGATCGTGCCTTATGTAAGGATTTAATATAGACGGATTCATGCTTGCGGTGCTGCCCTTCCATCGTAGGCGTAGGGTGTTGCCATGTATTAAAGAGTGGTAGGGAAAGGCAACAGTTTATATTATCGGAGGTGCGTTTCATGAACAGAAACCTTCAGCGACAGCTTCAGGACTTGTGGTTTTGTGAAGCAACAGAAGAGTTAAGCGAAAACGGTTATGATACGATTGTCCGTTATTCAAAACCGGAATTACATAAAGCAAGTGTGAGTGCCACTTCTGGTTGGGTAAATGCCATCGCGGCTGGATTCGTTCCGGCCTATGATCGATATATCACCTCTTATGAGCGTGATTTCCACCCGGAAGAAGGTACTTGCGTTTTTGTTGATGTGGTTCCGCAACTTGATGGTAACGGAAACCTTGCCCTTATCGATGGTGACACATTGGGACGGCCTGTTACGGCTCCAGATTATATCATCAAACGAATCCTGGATACGAAGAAAGGCACTGTTGCCCGGTACGGTATCGAGAAACAGGAGCGTGGATAATGGCTCGGCGCAATGAAATAACCGTCATGCTTAACGAAAAGTCCATACAGAACGCGATAACGAAGCTGCGAACTTATCAGCGGACCCTGGACCGTAAGGCAAGACAGATATGCGAGGAACTGCAAAAGGTGGGACTCACCGAATGCAATGCGGTTGTGTCATCCATCCCGGCAGATGCTGACCTCGGTGACATTTCCGTGGAAGTGGAGAGCGCAAAAGGCTCCAACGGTGTATATACGGCAAGGATATCATTAAAAGGCTCTCAAGTAGCTTTTGTTGAATTCTCGGCTGGTGTCACATTCGGAAGCACTTCCTTTCCATCAATTCCCGGACAGTCATACGGCGCTGGAATGGGTGTTGGAACATTCCCTGGACAGACTCATGCATTTGACCCCGAAGGATGGGATTATGTAGACGAATCCGGTAATAGGAAGCACACAATGGGTAACCGAGCATATATGCCTATGTATCATACGGACATGGCAATTCGCAGAGAAGTCCTTAACGTAGCAAGAAGGGTGTTTGCAATCAGATAAGGTGGTGAGACTTATGGCAGACGGAATTTCCGTGAACATGGCAAGATTTAATAATGCTTGGAAAGCGGCTATGGTGGAGGCATTTCCGACAATCTTTATATCGGTGGATCCTTCACAGACCAAAGCCAAGATGCCAGCCGGACAAATCAATCTGCTTGGGTCCCCCGCTTTTGATACAGACCTTGAGGGAAATGAATGCCTCGTTAATGCGACCATTCAGATAGACCTCTATGCGGCTCATACATCGGAAGCCTATTCTATTGATGCGGTTTCCCATAATACCCTGTGTAACATGGGTTTCCGTAGAGTATACGGCCCCGAAAAGATTAACTCAAATGGCACTACTGCCGTGAGATTAGTCAGCAGATATGAGCAACTTTTAAACCAATAACCGTCCATATAGTGTGGACGCTGACCGCAAATAGTTAGCGGAGAGGAGAGAAACTTATGCCTGCAAAAGCTTATAGTACGATTGGCACTGTTCTGTCTTTCGGAACTGAATCCAGTTCCCTTACGCAGCTTTGCAAAATTAAATCTTACCCGGATCTTGGTAAAGAAAACTAATAGCGAATACAATGCGAAGCTATTAGCACTGCCGTCCGTGCGAAAGCGTGAATTAGCACGGATAACTATTGGGGAATTAAGCTGGAAAACGGTTTGCAACCGTAATCAGAATGTTAAGGCTATCGGCAAAACGGTAGTCAACGGCAACGCATAGGAAGTGAACCTCTTGTTGAGATACAAGAGAATATAACCTTCCCAAGAGTCCCCGACACCGAACGAACATGATGCAGAATCATGTGGTGAATAGATATGCTGAACAATTCTGTAATGGGATTGAGGCATGGATAAAAAGCCATGCGATAACAAATTGGGTTCCCCGGATCAGATTGATGTAACCGACCTTGAAGATACCATGACCGCTTCCGTTCCCGGTGTTCAGTCTCTGGATGCCATGGAGTTTACTGCAAACTATACTCCCGAAGCGTACGAATCCGTAAAGGCTTCCGAACTGACTGATGGCTATTACAGCCTTAAGTTCGGTGAGAACGGAGCAGACGGTGTATTTACTTGGCAGGGACAGCATACCGTTTATGTGAACGGTGGCGAAGTCAACGGTGCTAGAGAGATGACCATCGTTGTCCTGGCTACTTCTGCCATTACCAAAAGCTGATCTGACACGTAATTATTAACGGTTCCATAGATTAGGAGGGCATATGGATACTATTGTTATTAACGGAAAACTCTATAAGATGCCGGAGTTTACCTTCGGGGATATCAAGTTCCTGGAGAGAAACGGCATCAATATGACGAAGCTTCAGAACCTTCAGGACCACCTCTTTGAGGCTCTTGGAGCATTTGTGCAGATTACTGCGAAATGTGACGAAGCGACCGCTGATGATCTTATCGGAAAACACGTTGAGAACGGCGGGGACATTCTTGAGATGATCAAGGCTTATACTGATGCCTTACAGAATTCCAGTTTTTTTCAGAGGATGCTGGAGCGGCAACAGGAAGCGGAAAAGGAATCCAAGAAGAAGTCCAACAAAAAGTCCGAATAGAGGACTACGATTCCTACACAGACTTTATAGAGGCCGTGATTCTGCCCGAAGCGTTATGCTGGAACATTGACTATGACCTTTTTTGGAGACTCAATCCGAAAACGCTGAAACCATTTGGCAATGCGTACAGATTGAAACAGGAAAGGGACTATGATTCAGACAATCGCAAGGCGTGGATGAGCGGCCTTTATGTTGCCCGTGCGATAGCTGCAAACTTTGGCAAAGGCAAGAAGTATCCCGAAAAGCCTATTGAATTCTATCAGAAAGACGATGACGGACATCTGATTCAGACGGAAGAAGACAAGGCAAGAATGGACGCTGAAAGGTTTGAGGCTTGGGCAATTGCGTTTAATGCGAAGATGAAATTTTAGCGAGGTGATCCCCGATGGCGTCTAGCGGCATTGATGATCTTTATATAAATATTAAATCTGATGCATCGTCCGCAAGCAGTGCGATAGAGGGACTTATAGGTTCTTTGAATCGCTTGTCCAGTGCTACCGGGAAAATCTCCGGGGCAGCTAGTGCGGCAAATGGTCTTTCGCAACTTGCGACTGCGGCGAGGGGCCTCTCCGGGATTGATGTTAGCGGAATAACCGCTCTGTCTACTGCTATCGGAAGGCTTGGTGGTGTAAAGGTCACTCAAGCGACCACCAGTTTAAGCACGTTACGCAGTGGACTGGAACAGCTTTCCAATGCCATGAAAGGCTTAAGCTTCGATGCTAATGGATTGACGGAGTTTACCGCTTCCATGTCGAGACTTGGCGGTGTTGCGGCTGCACGTGCGCCGGAGAACATTCAAAGGCTTGGGGCGGCTCTTGTTCAATTATTCGTAGAGTTATCTCATGCGCCTGAAATGTCCCGGAACACCATTGACATGACCAATGCCCTCGCTAGGCTCGGAGAATCGTTAAGAGACTTCCCGCAGAGAGCGAGACAGGGGACATCTGGATTCCAGTTGCTCCGTGGGGCAATACAGAGGTTCCAAGGCTTTGCGAATAGTCTTCCTAGACTCGGAAATGTATTCAACGGCCTTGCAAGCATTATCGGAAGATTTTGGGTGATTTTTGCCGGAATCCGCATGGCACTGGTTCCGTTCCAAAGACTGATTAGCGTAGCTTCCGACCTTATCGAGGTTCAGAACGTAGTAGACCAGACCTTCAAGGGAATGTCCGGCGCAATGGAAGAATTCACCAAGACTTCCGGCGAACAATTCGGTCTGTCTGCCCTGAATGCTAAAAAATTCGGCTCTCAATTCCAGGCTCTTGGAATTGCCATGGGCATTACTGATGAGAGAGTAAGGGATGCTTCCACATTCCTCGGAGATGCCGTTGCGCCGAGTTATGATAAAGCCGCTGACTCTGTGGCTGGAATGTCTCTGAACCTTACTAGACTTGCCGGAGATTTAGCATCCTTCTATAACAAGGATGTCGCTGATACTGCCGCTGACTTGCAGTCTATCTTCACTGGAACCACTAAACCGCTCCGTAAATACGGTGTTGATTTAACACAGGCATCCATGAAGGAATTTGCCCTTGCCAATGGACTTGATGCCAACATCCAGGCCATGAGTGGTGCGGAAAAGGCAATGCTCCGTTATCAAATGGTAATGGCAAAGACGCAAGCTGCACAGGGGGACTTTGAGGCAACATCTGATACATGGCACAATACTATCACTCGGTTACAAGCCTCATTTCAAACACTGGCTGGTATTATCGGTGGTGTTTTAATAAATGCGTTTAAACCGTTCCTTGCCGCATTAAACACGGCATTGCAAGCAGTCATTAGATTTGCCACTATCGTATCCAAAGCACTTGGAGCAATCTTCGGATGGAAGTTTGAGGTCGGTGGCGGTGGAGTTGCAAATGATATGGAAGACGCTGCCGATGCTGCAGGAGATTTGGCTGGTGGCACTGGCGCGGCGGCGAAGAACGCAAAGAAAATTCACGATTACACCCTTGGCCTTGATGAGTTAAACATCCTTAAGCCTCAAGATGACTCTGCCGGAGGCGGTGGAGGAGGCGGTGGTGGCGGCGGCGGTGCTGGTTCCGGTAATGTTGGAGCATGGGAACGTACAAAGCCTTTATTTGAGGAGTACACTTCTTCACTTGACTCCCTTGCGAAACTCGGAACATATATTTCCGTCAAATTAAGAGATGCCCTTAATAGCATCGATTGGGATTATGTATATTCTGCCGCCGACCGTTTCGGTGAAGGACTTGCGGTGTTCTTAAATGCTCTTATTCGTCCCGATACCTTTGCGGCTATCGGAAGGACCGTTGCTGGCGGTTTAAATACCGCACTTCATTTTGCTTTTAGTCTCGGAGACACGTTCGATTGGAAGAACCTGGGAAAGTCCATTGGAACCGGGTTTACAGAGGCATTTCGGACTATTGACTGGGCATTAATTGGGAAAACAATCACCACATACCTTATCGGAATTCCGACAACGATTGCTACGTTTTTTGCCACAACGGATTGGTCAGCACTTGGCTCCGGCATCGCAACGGCAATAAACAATATCGATTTCGGCGGGATAATGGAAGCTTTCGTCAAGGTATTCATAGCGATTGTGTCCGGGGCCATAGGATTCTTGAGTGGTTATTGGTCGACCCTAGACTGGGCCGGAGTAACTGCGAATATCTTGGGTGGACTTGTAAATGCGCTTGTCCTTGTCGGCAATGGACTTGTGCTTGCGGTAATGGGTCTTGCGACCATAATTGCAGAAGCATTTATGCAGATGCTTTCCTCTGCGTTTGGATTTCTTGCCGGTTTTTTTTCCGACATTGGAATGGATGGAGTTGCCGGATTCCTCCAAGGGATATCGGATGCACTTGCGAATGTTGTTTCGTGGATTAACCAAAACATGATACAGCCGCTATTGGGCGCAGTTAAGGACCTCCTTGGGATCCATTCTCCGTCAACGGTATTTGCTGAAATTGGTGGATTTGTAGTCGAGGGACTGCTTCAGGGTATTTCAAATGCATGGCAGTTTATTGTAAAGTTTTTCACTGATGCAATCGGCAATATCGTCCGTTTTGTTAGAGATTCCTGGAATAGTATCCACCAGTTCACATCGACACTGTGGACTACGATTAAGAACTTTTTGGTCGGAACGTGGAACAATCTGCGGAACAGTGCCTTTGAAATTTGGGAACTTTTGAAAAACAACCTTGTTGCTATTTGGACTACCATGAAGAACAAGGTGACGGAAGTTTGGAATGCTATCAGGACTCATATTCAGCAGAGATGGGATGCCATCAAAGCCAAAACGAATGAAGTGTGGACTTCCGTTAAGAACTTCCTCCATGACACATGGAACAACTTGAAGGAAAAGGTTACTACAACGTGGAATAACTTCAAGGAATTCATTTCCAAGAAGTGGGATGAGATTAAGCAGAAGACTTCTGATATTTGGAACAATGTGAAGACATTCCTGACGAACACGTTTAATAACCTTAAACAACAGGTGACGGACAAATTTACTGCGATCAAGACCTTTATCTCTACTAAATGGGAAGAGATTAAGAAGAAGACCAGTGAGATTTGGAACAATGTGAAGACATTCCTTTTCGACAAATTTGAAGAGATTAGAAAAACCGGACAGGAGAAGTTTGAAGAACTCAAGGGAAAACTTGAGGGAATTTGGAATGAAGTAAGATCCAAAATTGAAGAGGTTTGGAACGGCATCAAAACATGGTTTGACGGAATTTGGGAGCAAATCAAGGGCGTATTCAAACCGGAAGATATGGTGTCTGTTGGTTCCAGCCTGATGAACAAATTCTGGGAAGGCTTAAAGAGCGTTTGGTCTAGTATATCCGAATGGTTCGGAAAGACCATGAAGAGCATTAAGGAATGGCTCTCCGATATTGAAAGCGCACAGGAAGACGCTGCCGAAGCTAGAGAATCCGCACGGGAAGAGCGCAAGGCGATCAGAGCGCATGGTAACGATGGACCCGCAACTGGTCCGGCGGCTGGTTATGCGACTGGTGGTTTCCCGTCATCCGGTGAGATCTTCTTCTCCCGTGAAGATGGCACTCCTGAATTTGTCGGAAAGTTTGGACAGAGAACTGCCGTTGCCAACAATATGCAGATCATTCAAGGTGTTGCGGTTGGCGCGGCTAGTGGATTGGCAAATGCCTTATATAACTCCGGTATCATCCAGGGGATGGCTAGTCTGCAAGATACTATTGTTCGGAGTTTAGTGGCTCCCGATATGTCAAGCGGACTTGCATTTGCTGGCGGTTATGGTGGCATCGGTTATAACTCCACGAATGATATGATGGACGGAAATGCTCTTGAAACGGCTTTCCGAAATGTAGTAACTACTGATTTAGTCCCGGCTATTACATCCGGGAACGAGGACAGGAACGAAATACTGACTCGGATTGCTGATAAGAACACCACGCTGAATGTCAACGGCAGACAACTGGCTACCACAGTAGACGATGCCAATGCTAGGCGCGGAGTTACTATCAGAAGGTCTTAATACAAGGGGAATAGGTGTCACAGCTTATTCCCTTTTTTCATATAAGGAGTGATGGAACCATGGCAGCTATTATAACGGTAAATGGCAAGGAGTTTCCCGCTCCTCAACGTGGACTTGAATTTATCATATCCACTAATGTGGATTCAGGCAGAAATGCGAACGGTGAAGTCATCGGACAAGTGGTAGGGCGAAATATCAACAAAGCAAATTCATTGGAGTGGCCTTGGCTGGACTGGAAAACATGGTCGGAAATGCTTCAGGAATTCGATAACTTTTTCGTCACCATGAAGATTCCGAATATGAGAACGGGCGGTTGGTTGACAGTTAAAGCGTATCCGGGAGACAGGTCCGCAAAACCCTATTGGATTGATAACAATCCGAATTCCGATAGATACAAGCTGCCGACCTACTATCAAAACTGCAAGGTCAATCTGATTGACTGCGGTATCATCGGAGAAATAACGGAGGAGTGATTCCATGCTGACTGTATCTCAAGCCTATAAGAGAGACATCCGTAAGAATCTGCGGAACCGCTCCTACATGGTAGTTGATGTCGGTGTTATCAATCAGGACGCACAGAGCAATGCCTATGTTGATACGACAGAGAATGAAACCTTATGGTTTTCCGACAACAATGCCGTATTTACTTCATATAATTTTGAGGCTTATTATGCCACGGCAGAACAGGACTTCACTTCTGTTGACGGAACGATGTTTTTCGCCCCGGAAGACGGCAATGCCGTAGCACTGACACAGGGCAGTGTCTCCGATAATGTATTAGGCTCGATTACGATCAACTTCGGTGGTCTTGCCTATGACCTTCGCGGTCTTACCATTGATTTCGGAAAGAACTATCCTGTCAGCTTTGAGATATACAACAACGGCGTACTGGCAGACACAATTACCGGGAATGACCAAATTAATTACGTATATGACGGTGTTATTTTTGGATGTCGGTATCTGACTATAAAACCTCTCGTTATGAGCGGTGGCAATGATAGGCTGCGGATCCTTAAATTCACGGCTGGCATTGGCGTGACATTTGATAACACCACCATCATCGACTCCAAGCGTTCGCAATATGTCTCTCCATTATCGGAAGACCTTCCGTCAATTGATTTCAGTCTGACTGTTGATAACTCCAACAGATTCTACGATATCGAAAATGACCGTTCGACCATCAACTATTTTGAAACCGGACAGGATGTAAAAATCCGATATGGATACACTCTTGATAACGGAACGGTAGAATGGCTGAACGGTGGAAACCTGATTCTGACCGGATGGAAAGCCGATGACTCAAAGATGTCTCTGACTGCCGTTGATAGGTGGACATTATTAGACACGGAATTCTATAAGGGCAGATATTATCCGAACGGAATTACACTGTATCAGCTTGCGGAAGATGTCTTTGCCGATGCCGGACTTGACACTGGCGATTATGACATTGACGCCTATTTGCAGGGCATTACAGTTTACAATCCTTTGCCTGTCTGCACTCATGCGGAAGCCATTCAATATATCGCTAATGCCGGACGATGCATTATGACACAGGATGTTGATGGCGTCCTTATTATAAAGCATAGTTTTGCAGCACAGAGATTGCCGGACCTTTCCGTAAGCGCAACAGGAGAGCATGAGTATTCGACCGTATCGAACGTCCTGTCTTCCGAACCAAAATATCACTATGCCATCTCCAATGAAGACCTTGTGACTTCTAACGGAGACTTTGTTATAAGGCCGGGAGTAACTGCTGAAAAACTCTATACTGGATTTTTTAGTGCGGAGACGAGTGATAGCAGCGGCTATTTTGCGGAAAATCCAACAATTACCGTTGATTTGGAAGCCAGCTATGTTAGCTATGGTCTGACTATAACTTATGCTGGAAATCACCCGCTCCATCAAATAGTCCGCACTTATCTGAACGGTTCTCTAGTAGAAACGCATACCTATGATGTCGGAACAAATGAATGGTCTACTACAGACCAATTTGCTGAATTCGACAGAATGGTAATCGAGATTGATAGGGCGGCTCCGAATAATAACGTGTTCCTGGATTACATCGGTTTTGGAGAGGTTTCCGATTATACGCTGACCTATTCACAGGAACTTTCTGCATATCCGACAGGCGAGAAGATTGCCAAGATTAAGAGCATCGACCAGGTTATTTACAACTACACGGCTCTCTATGAGACTCCGAAAGAGTTATATAAGGAAGCTTTGGATGTAACTGGCCTGACTACTATGACGATGACATTGAGCAATCCGTCTTATAACCTTTCTGCTACTATCGGAGGCACTAATGCAACGGTGCTTGATAGCGGGGCCTATTTCCTTACCATCCAGGTTCCGAGCGGAAAGACAGGACTCCAGGATGTGGAGATAACAGGAAACGAGTACGTTGTAAACGAACAGGATTACTATTTCGCCATTAACGATACCGGGAAGACCATTTCCTATGCCAATCCGCTTGTTTCTACGGAAACCTTGGCATCTGACCTTGTTGAATGGGAAGGTGACTATAACTATTCCGATAGAATGTATCCCGACCTGGATTATCGCGGAGATCCCAGAATCGAAGCTAATGACCTTGTGTTGCTGGAGAACAAATATGTTAGCCAGTGCTTCCTTCGCATTATTGATTCGGAAATCAATTTTGGCGGCGGTTTATCGGGAAAGATTTCAGCACGGAGAGACTTATCTGCAAGCGGTTCATTTGTCGGAAGAGTAGCGAGACTTAAGGCCAACACTACCACGGCAGACCACGCTGCTACGGCAGACCGGGCAACGATTGCGGATAACGCAACAACAGCAGAAACTGCTGAATCCGCAAAAAACAACACTTTTGCAGTTAGCGGAAGCGATTATGCGGTGCTGAAGCTGGAAACCACAAACTATAAGACCGCAAAGATACAAGCCTACGATACTGGAACTAGCGGATGGGGACAGAACTGGGTTATCCAAAGCGGTGGAAACATGATTGTCGGAGCCGGAGAATTTCCGCAAACACTATACGATAGCGGAGAAGAAGATGCATCTGGAACTGGTGAGCATTTGTTTCTTGGAGCAGACAGCACCGTCCGAATATACACGAACGGTGGAACTTTCGGCAGTAAAAAACGATGGTATTACAACACTGCCGGACAGATTTATCTGCCTGATGGAACGGCGCGCATATCTCAAGACGGAAATGTGTATCTGAATACACCATCTCTTGTCGGTTGGTTGACAGACCTTATTTCCGCAAGAATGGATACCACAAGGCACGTTATTAAAAGCGGAACTAACCTTAATAGTTTGACTACTCCGGGACAGTATTATGTTTCTGATGCGGCTGGGGCGGCCTCCGTAACAAACGGACCTATTACAAACCAAGGATATACAGTCCATGTTTTTAACCACGGGGTAACCGGGACAGACCAACTTGTATTTACTAATAGCGGTGTGAACTATGCACGAACGCTTCCGTATTCTGCTGGTACTTGGACGGCATGGAAAGCACTGTAACCTTTCTATATGAGGAGGAGTTTATATGAAAACCAAAGATTTAGAGAAGTTAAGTCAGGAAGAGTTTGATGAGGTCATCGAGGCTACTGGTCCGGCAAAAGAAGGCAAAGGCAACACTCCGGTTGGTCCGGGAGCCGATCCAGAATTGCTGAAGAAAGAGGTTAAGCCTGTCAAGAATCCTTCCCCGGAAGAGGCTGAACGGCTGAAAAAGGAAGGACTCGGAATCCACAAGAAAGACGAGTAACCGTAGGTAGGGAGGATAAATCATATGGCGACATGGACTACTCCAAAGACGGATTGGGTGGCGAGTGATTATTTTAACTTCACGGATTTTAATCGGATTAAAAATAACCTTGCCTGTTTACATGACCTCGCTGAAGAGGTTTATCCTTCCTTTTCCGTCAATTCAACATCAACGGAAGATGTGACCGATTATAACTATATTTGGTTACCTTCCGATATAAACAAGCTGGAACAGGATCTGACCACACTGTATCAGCATATGACTCTGCGCGATTTCAATTTCGGGGCGCAGAAGACCTTTACATATAACGGAGCGTTTATTACATACACGGAACTTAACAGGATCGAATCTGCCACACTGAACATCTATAACAGACTCGTTAATCAAATCGCTGGCAGAAAACGGATTGCTTATACACTGGGAGGTGTTCAGTTTTGAGTTTTAAGACAGATTATAAAGATGCCGCATGGACTGGCGACAGGAAATATACCATCAGCGGGACTGGGACAAATCAGACGATTACTGATACCACTAATTACACAACGCAGGGCGATCAGGTCGGCGCGGCAGAGTTTAATGCTATCGGAGAGGCACTGAACAGGCACGATAATGTGGTTTCCGTAACATTAGCAGCTAATGCCTGGAGTTCCTCTGCTCCGTATGCTCAAACTATTTCCGTGACCGGAATGAAAGCAACAGACAACCCGTTTGTGACTTTGGGGATTCAAGCCGGAACCGAATCATCTGTCGCAAGGGGGATGAAATCTGGCTTTGCTTGCATCGACTATGCGGTGACTGCAGCTGGTCAGATGACCTTTTACTGCATTTCCAAGAAACCGACCGTTGATATTGACATCTATCTTACTGGAGTATCGGAGGGATAACAAATGGGCGTTGGATTGATTGGAGGCGGCGGCGTTGGAACCGTCAATTCCGATGATTTAACAGCTATTGCCGCATATGTCCTGAAGGGAAAAACCTACATCGGTTTTGACACTGACGATGACCCCGGTGTTGGCACTATGCCGAATATTGGGACGCAGACATCATATGTCGCCCCTGGTGGAAGAGTAGTAATAGAGAAGGGTTATCATGACGGAAACGGTTTTGTATACGGATCTCCGTTATCAGGCTACACGCAGGGAACCGCAACGGCTGGAACGATACTTCTTAATAAGAAGCTTTGGGTTAACGGGGTACTCGTTACCGGAACACTTCCGAATGTTGGAGCGCAGAATGCCACATTAAATTGCGGGGAATCTGTTGCAATAACAAGAGGCTATCATAACGGGAATGGCGTTGTAACAGTTAATACGCTGGCAAGTCAAACATCAGGGACCGCTACTCCGGGCAGAGTATTAAACGGAAAGACCATTTGGGTAAACGGAGTTAAGATTACTGGCACTATGACAAATGTCGGGGCGCAAACAGCAACGCTTACTCCGGCAAAGGATTCTACGGTTTCCGTGAGCATCGCCCAGGGATATCATAACGGAAATGGTGTTATCTCCGGGGCAACACTTGCCAGTCAGACATCTTCGGCGAATGCCACGGCGGCAATGATCCGCAATGGTTATACTTGTTGGGTTAATGGAAGAAGGATTACGGGGACGATGGCAGACCAAGCTGCAAAGACCATTACTCCCGGAACATCCAATCAGACCATTAAAGCCGGAGTTTATACTGCCGGAGCGATTGTTATGGCAGGGGATGCTGATTTGGTCGCTTCTAATATAAAGAAGGGTGTAACGATTTTCGGCATCACAGGCACATGGGAGGGATTAAGCTAATATGGGAAATGCTATTATACTCGGCTCCGGTGGGGCAAGCGTTACCTCCGATGACCTGACTGCTCAAGCCGCATATGTGCTGCTTGGTTATTCTTTTGTCGGAAGCGACACAGGCGATGATGCTGGAATCGGACAAATGCCGCATCACCCGACTATCAGTCAAACCGTTAACGCTGGCGGCGAGTATCATATTCTCCAGGGATATCATGATGGAACGAGCGTTATCTCCGGGGCATCGTTAGCATCGCAAACATCCGGGGCAGATGCAAATCCTGGACAGGTCCTTGCCGGAAAAACCGGATGGAAAAGCGGAGCGTTAATCACTGGCACTATGCCAAACAACGGCGCGATATCTGTCGGCATTGAAGCAAAAGCCAATACAGAAAACACTTATACAATTCCGTCAGGTTATCATAACGGGAATGGAAAAGTGACCGTCAGCAGTCTAGCAAGCCAAACGCAGGGAACTGCCGCGCCAGGGCATATTATCTCCGGTTACACTGGATATGTTAATGGCTCGCCGATTACTGGAACGATGACCAATAACGGGACGAAAAACTACACTATCGATTGTGGCGGTTCTCAACAAATCCCTGCCGGATATCATACCGGAAACGGAGCCGTGACAATAAACAGCTTGGCATCGCAGACGCAAGGAACCGCGACAGCTGCAAGAATCAGAAGCGGTTATAGCGGATATGTCAACGGATCCAAGGTTAATGGAAGTATCACCGATGTAAGCGGCGGCACATATACTCCGGGAACTTCAAATCAGACATTAGCGGCAAGCGGTCATTATTTGGCTTCCGATATAGTAGTGAATGGGTCCAGCAATCTCATCGCTTCTAATATTCGGAAAGGCGTCAGTATCTTTGGTGTAACCGGAACCTACGTTAAAACTCCGTGTGATATATACAATGCCGGAACCTTTTCCAATATAACTTCCGGCTTTAATAACGGCGGCGGTTATAACTATGCGACCAGGAGCATCACCCTTAACGATAACTCAATTGATTTATACGGAAGCTTTGTTGAGGAAACCAACGGGTATGTCTTCGGAAGAACTGCCTCCGTAAATCTGACGGGAAATTATAGCAAGCTGAATATAGTGGCTTCGCAGTCAAGAGGACGAGCGAGTGCTACAATACATCGCCTGTTAGGACTCGCATCTACTACAACGGTTTCCGAATTAAGCGGATTTGCTAGATATGCGACCCTTGATAATACGGAAGCTTCTGTAACACTTTCCGTTAATATCTCTGGCCTTAAGGGAACCTATTATATTTATGCCGGAGTTAGTTCCTATGACTACAACTTTGACACTGGTTCCACTTTAAAAATCAGCAGAATCTATTTCAGTGTATAAGGAGCGGATTATATGTGGCAAGAGATTTTAATAGCAGTGTTCGCTTCTTCGGGGTTTTGGGCAGTTGTGCAGTATTTGCTACAGAGATATGACGGTAAGCAGAAGCAACTGGATGAGATATGCGACAAACTGAATCGGTTATCAGAACGTGTTGAAACGAACGCAGCTACATCGGCGCGGACACATATACTACGTTTTTCCGATGAATTATCAAGTGGGGTAAATCACTCACAGGAATACTTCCGACAAGTAATGGATGACATCGATACATACGAACAGTTTTGTATGGAACACCCACGATTTCGCAACTCATATGCCGTTATGGCAACGCAACATATCCGGGAAACCTATGCGGAACTGCTCAAGAAACAGGAGTTTAATATTAACGGAGGTGATAAAAATGCCGAAAATGAGCAATGAGACTTATGATCTGCTGAAATATTTGGCTCTTGTGGCAATCCCGGCTTTCGGGACTCTCGTTTTTGCGGTCATGTCCATTTGGGGCCTGCCGTATGGGGAGCAAATCCTAGGCACGATCACCGCTATTGACGCATTTATGGGGGCCATTCTGCAAATCAGTAACACGCAATATAAGGAGGCGCAGAAATGATCATCAGAGGCACTACGCCGACTATTAAATATACGTTCAAGGCGATTGACCCGGCGACTATCACAGCGGCTTATCTTACCATCAAAAAGGGCGGGGAGGTTGTGATAGAAAAAGACCTTGCGGCGGCATCCGTTGGAGAGGACAGCCTTTCATGGACACTTACACAGGCGGAAACCCTGTCGGTAACAGGGGCGGCAGCGGTCATGCTTAACTGGTTGCTCAATGACGGCACCAGGGGCGCATCGAAACCTACAACGGCATCCTTTGTCCCGAACCATATCGAAGAGGTGATTCAATGTACAACACCGTAGTCCTTGACGGTGAATGCAGTCTGGTCCTTGCTATGGACGGAGAGTGCGGCGAGATCCTCAAAGTCAAGGAAGCAGACCCGTACACCGGGGAGACGGTCATCACGCCCACACAGGAGACGCAGGTACTGCATACCACCGGGCTGATGATACCGACAGACATCACCATCAAACCGATACCGTCCAATTACGGGCTTATTACGTGGGATGGATCGACATTGACAGTATCGTAAAGGAGATAGAGCATGGCACAGAATGTAGTGATTAACGGCGTGACTTATAGTTCCGTCCCGGAAGTAAATATCCCGACCACAGGCGGCGGCACGGCGAAGTTTTACGATGCATCCGGGGCAACAGCGGCGGCATCCGATATCCTCACCGGGAAAAGTGCTTTCGGGGCATCCGGGGAAGTCAGCGGAAGCATGGCGAACAACGGAAGCACAGGTGGAACGATCAGCACCAAGGCGGGAACGGTGACCATCCCGGCAGGGTATACAAGCGGCGGCTCCGTGTCTATCCTTGCCAGTGCGGTGTCTGACCTTACGGCGGCGAATCTGTTGAGCGGGAAGACCGTTCTCGGCATCAACGGAACGCTTTCTCTTCCGACCATCTCACAGGACGCAACCACCAAGATTTTAAGCATCTCCTAATGGGAGGTAATCATGGCAAAAAATGTTACATTGATGGGGGCGTCTTATTCGGACGTCCCTGCTGTTAATTTGCCGCAAACAGGCGGGGGAACGGCAACCTTTACCGATGTGACCGGGACAACCGCAACGGCGGCAGATGTGGCACAGGGGAAAGTATTCTATGCGGCTGACGGCACGGAAACCACTGGCACGGCATCCGGGGGAAGCGCAACAATAGAACCCCTGTCCGTCACGGCGAACGGTACTTATAACCCGCCGAGTGGAGTGGATGGATATAGTCCTGTAGTGGTTAATGTGCCTACTGGTGGCGGCGGGGGCGGTTCATCGTCTGATCCCGTGAAATTTATTGACTATGACGGAACCATCCTTCATTCTTATTCCGTTGCGGACTTCATGGCACTTACCGCACTCCCGGAGAATCCTTCCCACAGCGGGCTTACCGCGCAGGGATGGAACTGGTCATTAGCTGATGCAAAGGCACAACTGACTGCAATGCCAGAAGCGGGTCTGACCATTGGGCAGATGTATATTACTGATGACGGTAAGACGAGGATATATGTGCATTTTGAGGAAGCAAGGAAATCACCCTACTTCGGTATCTGTCCGAAAGGAACTGTCACTGTAGATTGGGGGGACGGGTCTGCTACAGATACGCTGACAGGAAATAGCTTAACAATGGTTAAGACCGTTCAGCACGAGTTTCCGTCTGCGGGGGATTATGTGATAACGCTGACCGTGGAGAGTGGAAGTTTTGCGTTTTATGGAACGAGTACTGGCTCATATTTGCTTAGAACATCCACTTCAGTTTCAGCAAACAATAATCGAGTTTATGCTAATTCCGTGCGGAAAGTTGAATTTGGCATTGGAGCAATCCCTAAAACCTATGCGTTCTATAATTGTGCGAGTCTTGAAACAGTCACAATTCCAGTGGCTACCGATGTTGGCGATAGCCATATATTTAATGGTTGCCATTCTTTGAAATCATTTTCAATTCCGAATGGGAATGACATTGCCAATAATTATATGTTTCAATATTGTTATTCGCTGTTATTTATTTCTATCCCTAGCAGTTTGAAACACTTTGCAGACGATACGTTTCGTGAATGTACTTCTTTGCGCTCAATAACACTTCCGAATGGCTTTGAATCCGTCGGCACATATGCGTTTTACTTGTGTTATTCGCTTGAAACAATTGTTATACCAAGTTCATTTACGACTTTAAACACCACTATGTTTTATGGTTGTTATAGTCTCAAAAAAATTATTGTAAAGAATGCTAACACAATCATCAAGAGTGGTTCTTTTCAAGCTTGCTATTCTCTAATATCGTTTGCAATTTCAGATGTTCAAACTATTATTGAAAGCAGTGCGTTTCGAAGTTGTTACTCTCTTTCTTCGCTTACGATTCCGAGCGGAGTGAAGAACATAGGAACATATGCTTTTCAAAACTGTACCGGCATGAAAGAATACCACTTCATTCCGACAACACCACCAACCCTTGCGAATACGAACGCATTTCAATATATCCCTTCTGACTGCATTATCTATGTCCCGCAAGGATGCTTGGAAGCATATCAGACCGCAACGAACTTTAGTAACTACGCAAGTAAGATGCAGGAGGAACCCACATGATTGAAACGAGAATTGTACGAGATATAGCGGATACGATGGATCTGCTCGAAACGTATAGCACAGAGGGATACAAACTTTTGCAAGCTGATACGGGCGTAGTATACGGCAGATCCGTCATTGATCCGATAGGACATGGACATACTTACCAGGAGACCGAAGAGATGGATGATATCGAAGAGGTGGATGAGGAGGTGAACGAGGTTGTCGTATGATGTAAACAAAGTTGTTGAATTAGCAAAACAACAAGTAGGATACCTGGAGAAAAAGAACGGGGACCTGAAGTACCTTTATGATAAAAAGGCGAATGCTGGAACTGCGAATTATACGAAGTACGGTTATGACCTCCGCAAAATATACCCAGAGGTTATTGACTATCCAGCTTTTTGGTGTTCGGCCTTTATTTCTTGGCTGTTCGTGCAGTGCTATGGAGTTTCCGATGCCAGAAAACTAATGGCTGGCGATTTTGAAGACTATACTGTCAGACAGGCAAGTCTATATAAGGCCAAGGGCGCATGGCATTCTTACCCGGAGATAGGCGACCAAATATTCTTTCATAACGGAACAAGGATCTGTCATACTGGATTAGTAGTCGATGTAATTCCTTCCAGTAATACCGTAGTGGTTATAGAAGGAAACACAAGTCCACAGGCCAATTCTTCAACGGACGGAGAAGTTATACCGAACGGTGGTGGCGTATGGCAAAAATATTATAAAATGTCGAATCCCAGAATCGCCGGATATGGCAGACCCGCCTATGGAAAGTCCTTTTCATTTACGCCACATTGGGTTCTTTCTAACGGAACCTGGTATTATAGAGTTTCCGATAATACAAACGCTCATGGCTGGAAGATTGTTAATCATCACTGGTATTATTTCCACGAAACATCAGGAGCGATGCAAACTGGCCTGAAGGTTATTAACGGAAGCCTTTATTATCTAATGGAATCCGGTGAATTAGAGGGTGCTTGTTGTAAGACATCGGAATCCGGGGCATTAAGTCCCTGGTATGTAGAATAAGATTTTTATATTGGGGAGCGGTAATAAAAAAGTTTTACTTCTCCCCTTTTTTAGTATTGACAATACTACGATACCGTAGTATTATAGAGACAGTTAAGGAGGGTTCCGATATGAAAGCAAGGTTTATCCGGGCAACAAGAGACAGAAATCCAAGGGACGCGTGGAAACATACGGAATTGTGGTATGAATATCGTGGTCATGAATACTGTGTTGTAAAGGATAACAACGGCTATATGGGAGAATCCTTAAGAAAGCAGCACGAAAGAGAACAGGCAAAGATTGACGAACTGATTGATAATCCAAAACCCATTTCGGAATGGAGATATGAAGGTTCCGCACAGGAAGGATTCGATATCTTTTGGAGTTACATCAATTCATAATGAAAGGAGCATATTATGGCACAGTGGTTTAATGAAGAAAAGGGACATTGGGAGCATGATTGGGACGAGAGGATTGTCGGTCTGATGAGAACCGCAATTATAGCAGCTTCGGCTTCCGATGCAGAAGAACCTGATGCGGTGGATACCTATGTCGCAACAGGCCAGCTTGAGGTTACAACGCTCTCCGACAACAGAGAGTATGTTGTTTATAACGGAATCGAGTATAGTAACGGCTGTGATGTAGCTGTCGATATTGAAACCGGAAAGGTTATAGTAGACCCGGATAAGTTATATGAACTTCTGTTCTCTGATCCCGGTGATGACGAGGAAGACGATGAAGACGAGGAGGATGACTAATGCCTCTTGTATCACTGCTGGAGTATGCCAAGAAACATGGTGTAACTCCTGATACGGTCCGGCAGAAGATCCTCCGGGGATATCTCAATGCCTTTAAGATAGGCCGAAACTGGGTTATTGATTCGGAAGAACCTTATGTTGACAACAGAAAACGTAAAGTTACTAAAGAGTAACTATATGGGGAGCCGCTTATAAACGGTTCCCTTTTATTACACGCTTGTTCTATCAAGTCCGTTTTATTGGACACCTCTAAATTCCCTCTTGATTTAATCGAACATATGTTCTATTATGGTCTTGTCGGGGAGGTGGCAACATGGATTATAAAGAGGCGATTGTTAAGATGGTTGGAGAGATTTCCGATGAACATATCTTGGAGCAGATTTTCGGATATGTCCGCATCAAACATCTGAAAGACCAGGATAAAAAGAAAGAGGAGCAGAGTTAATGCCCCTCGTCCATTTCTTTGGCTAAAGTTAGAAGCAGTTTCCGGCTGCGCTCATCTAACCTAGTATAAATCCATGCTAACTTCTCGAATGTTTTATCGTCTTCCAGTGCGGCAAGCAAACCACTTGTGTCTGCGCTGGATTTTTTATTGCTTCCGGCATCATCAAATCCCATCAATTCACCTGGGCCTACATTCAGCGCGGATGCCAAAGCATATATCTTATCATACGGAATTGTGATTATCTCTCCGCTTTCATACCGCTGGATGGTCTGCTTACTAACCCCGATTCTTTTCCCTAATTCCTCCATAGTGAGTCCACGTTCTTTACGGAATTTCCTGATATTGTCTTTTATCATCATATTCACCTCCTTGTCTGTAAAAGTAGTGCGTACTTACATTGTACCATATGTCGCACAAAACGCAACAAATTTTTCTCAAAAATCACTTGACACGTTACAAAGGGCGTGTTATATTAAAGTCACGTAATACGTGACGCATCAAGAAAGCGAGGTGAGATTGTGGTAGATGTAAATAAGCTTAAAGCTGCGGTAGTTGAGAAGGGCCTTGGGTACGGAGAAGTGGCAGAAAAGATTGGAATGTCACGAAAAACTTGGTATGACAGGATTGCCTCCAAGAAGTTTAACTCCGATGAGATGTACAGACTGATTAAAGTTTTGGACATTGAAGACCCAACGGCTATTTTTTTTGCGGACGAAGTCACGTAATAAGTGACTTGAAAGAGGTGTTATTCCAATGAAACGATTTATAACGGCAGCGGTTTTACTGGCCTTGGCTATATCACAGCCGAGTATGGCAAATCCGACAGGTCCGGCAACGGATATACCGGAGAACCTGATAGTAGAACCAGCACCGACAGAGGAACTTAAACTGGTCGCTTCATATGAAAGCTTTGAAGAAGACCTCGATATTATGGCCCATCTGTTATGCGGAGAGTGCCAGGGTGGAAGCAGAGAACTCCAGGAGGCAGTTGGAAGCGTGGTCCTTAATAGGGTTGCTTCCGATAAATTCCCGGATAGCATCCCGGACGTTGTATTCCAACGAGGTCAATATGCTTGCGTGAATGACGGAAACTATGACCGGACGCCTACAGAAAGGAACTGGGAAGTAGCGAGGTTTCTATTGGAAAACGGCTCCCAAATTCCCGAAGGAGTAGTGTTCCAGGCTCAATTCAAGCAGGGACCAGTATGGAAGAAGATTGATAAAGAGATCTTCTGTTACGGAAAGTGAGAGGGCGAAGACATGATGAACGATTCTTATGTTAGACGGAAATTCCGTGAATGTAATGAACTTCGTGAAGAGAACAGACATCTTGAAAGACTGTTTATGGCACAGAGCATTTGCTTCAGCCTTGCCCTTATCGTCATTTGGATTTGGGGGTGAAACAAATGAGCGTCAAATGGAGGATTGATGGCATCTTTAAGGCCGATGCCGAGAAGGTTTATTCGGAAATCGGGGACACATCGATTACCCCGGAAGAAGTATTGCGGAGAGCGAAAGACCCGAACACAGAACTTCACAAATGCTTTGAATGGGACGATTCCATAGCTGCGGAGAAGTACAGAATTGAACAGGCGAGAATGGTTCTCCGACAGATTGTCTATGTAGAAGTCAAGAAAGATGCTGCCCCGGTAAGAGTATTCCAAATCTCGCGAGAACAAAGAGTTTATACGCCGACAAAGCTGATTGTAAAACAGCCGGATGAATACCAGGCTCTTCTGAAACGGGCATTAATGGAACTTGAAGCTTTCAAGCGGAAGTACAAGACCCTTGGAGAACTAGAAGAAATCTTCGGCGATATCGATGAGTTGCTGGCACGTTGACAACTAAATACTCTGCATTTCGTCCGTGTGATACCCGGTTTAACTGGGGGAAGTATACGATAGCGCACTGCAATACACTACAGGACATAATGGCGCAATACAGAACAATATAGTACAACATTTTCCATTTAAGCCGGACGTCATGCGGATGAGCCGCAGAGAGTACACAACAGTCTGCAACAAAACACTAAACCAAACAACAAAACAAAACATGGTAGGTATTAGCGGTGGTTTGAGGAACTGCCAAGAGTAGATAACGGAATAGTGCATCACGGTACAGAACATAGCAATACAGAACATAGCAATACAGAACATAACATAACATAACACTTCAAGCCACTACCAATGCCTATCATGGGCAGGAGAAAAGGGCAATATATCTTATCGCACCTTATCACTCAACAGTACAAAACAGCAGATAACATGACACCATATTACAAAACAAAAACCAATGGAGGAAAAAGAAATGGCAAACAGAAAGAAAGAAACCGTTAACATTCAGCCTATTAACCCGAGAACCGTCAGAATCCGCATCGAAGGGACTTCCGATCTCATTCTCAACCAGATGAACGCGCCGACAAGGAGATATCTGGCTGGCGAAAGAACTGGGCAAGCAAAAGAACTCAAACCCAGAAACGTATGGGAAGAAATCATCACTTCCATTCATTGGAGGGACGGAGATCCGGCAGAGTTTACAGAGGAATCGCTTATAGATGCCCTGATGAATAATGCTCCTTGCATTACGGCATTTGGATTGAAAGCATCATTCAAACAGGCAGTCACCAGGAACGGCATTGCGAAGTGGTCTACCGAATTCGATGCAACCATGAACGTACTGTCCAACGGGAATGGACTTATTCCGATTCAGTTTAGCCAGCACTTTATAGATGAGAAGCTTATGTCTCCGAAGAGAGGCGCACCAGTGCTTGTCCGTCTTAATAGGTTCAGCGGATGGAGCGCAGATATTGAGATTTCATTCCTTGAAAACGTGTATTCGATGGAGCAGATTCTGAACGTGATTAACCTCGCTGGTTTTGGACTCGGAATTGGCTCCGGTCGGTCTTCTGGATACGGCAGATATCAGATTGTAAGTGTGGAGGGTTAAATGACAATGGAGGGCAAGGACCAGGTGACGCTGGTTGGAACATTTATTGAGAACTTCAGTTATAGCCATGAGTTATATGGGAGAACGTATTTCACGGCGAGACTGGAAGTCAGCAGAGGAAACGGCGATTATGACACGCTTCCGATATTGAGACAGTTTTCTGCGGAAGATGACTATGAGGTCGCTGGGAGGCGTTTCCGGGTAGATGGTCAGATTAGATCATTCGCCCCGAAGGATTCGCCGGACAAGCGCAGAGAGTGCTTTGTTATTGCTTATGACATTACGGAAACGGATGAGCCGGATAAAAACCTGGTCACTATTAGCGGTCAGGTATTAAAGGAACCGTATTTCGCCAGAGGTGGAGCGGTCGCGCTTATACCAGTCAAGATTCCGATAAATGAACGGAAATACTGGAGAGTGCAGTGCGCTTTATGGAGAAAGAACCATTTGTCAGAGGCTTTGAATATCAAGGCCGGAGATTGGTTGAACATCGTTGGTAGGCTCCAGTCTTATGAAAAGACGAGGGTAATCCAGGACAACTATACGGAAACTTTTACGACCTATGAGATTTGTGCCGATTACATGGAGGGCGAGAATGGATAAGGCTACAACCGTAGTCTATGAAACCATGGACTATGAGAAATTCAGCAAATTGGAAGAAAACAGGATTTTGACAGAAGCTAGAAAAAAGTGGTTGATAAAAAGCTTCTCCGAAGGGGAAATAATGAACCCAATCATTGTAAACGAGAAGTTTCAAATCATAGATGGTCAGGGCAGATATGAGGCTAGAAAAGAACTCGGATTGCCAATCTATTACATCATTGATTACGGAAAAGGAATTGAAGATTGCCGCAGAATGAATGCGTACAACAGACCGTGGACAGAGTTGGACTTTGTCGAAAGTTACGCATTGGCTGGCAACGAAGATTATGCATTGTTGTTAGAAACCATTAAAGCGACAAGGCTTCCAATAAATCGCATACTGCGGTTTGCAAACAAAACCAGCACAACTCAAGGAAGCGAAAAAAATCTAATTACTGCCGGAAGGATAAGTTTTGTTGAGCGTGATGCGGAACTTGTTAGGCAGGTACTTGCTTGTGCAAACGAAATATCAGATGCCCTCTGTAAAGGAACAAGACATTCCAACGCTTTTTACACGGCAGTAAAAATAGTTTTTGACACTGACGGCTATAACCACGAAAGAATGCTTGCAAACTGCAAAAGATGCAGATCTCAATACGCAGAAATGTCCAAGATTGAAGACCAGTTAAAAGAGTTTTCACGAATCTACAATTATAAGGCGAAAAAAGATCGGCTTTACTTTGAGGATTACATGAGAAGAAAGGGAAGCAACGTAAGAACGTATGATGAGCAGCGTTATGCGGAAAGAGTCGACACATCGTCTCTTGTATCAAGGGAGAAAGAAGGGTAATTATGCGTGAGGTTTTTGTCAAAAGAATCGCTCTGTCGAGCTACAAAGGCACTTCGGCAGCGGAATACGAACTGTATAAGCGGACGCTGATTAACGGACGGAATGGTAGCGGAAAGTCCACTATCAAGGATGCCATTATGGAAATCCTGACAGGAAAGCTGGCAGATGGAACTGCCCCGGATAATATCAGGCCGCACGATAAAGACGGCAATGACATCCACCACGTTGATGTTAGGCGCGGGATTGTAGTGGATGTTGATGGGACGGAAACCGAGGTCATTAAGACCACCAGGGAAAGATGGACACAGCATCGGGGGCAGTCACAGGAAGTATTTGAGGGCAATGCCACCACATATCAGATCGATGGATTTGAAACCAAGCCGAAGGACTTTTCTATATGGCTGGCGCAGATTGCGGACCCGGATACCATGCTGATGTGTATGAATGCCAACCCGTTTTTAGCAAGGATGGCAAAGTCTACCGCAGAGGCTAGGAAGCTTTTGGAGAAACTGTCCGGCTTCAGTATTGAGGATTTTATTATCGGAAATCCCCAGTATGAGGAAATTGCCGGGATGCTTAAAGGCCATACCGTAGAAGACCTTCTGAAGAAATTCCGCAAGGATTTCAGCCTCCAGTCCAAGGAAACCGACAGGATCCGTACGAACCTTGAATTTGAGAAAGGCAGAGCATCAGAAGGAGCAGATAGTAAGCTGACCGAAAAACTTGCCGAGATGGAAGCCGATAAGCGTCAGATTGAAGCACAGATTTCTGCTATCGGAGATCCGAGGGAAGCCATTTCAAAGCTGCATTCCGAAATCGTAAAGCTGACGGCAGCTATCAACGATAAGGAAAACGAGGTAAATGCAGACCTTCTTGCCAAGAGGGATGCCGCGCTGATTGCCCTTCGCACTGCGGAGACGGAAGTATCGAACCTTGAGATTGAGGTCCGTGATATGGAGCGGCAGATTTCTTCCCGGACTTCCGATATAAGCGTTTATCAGCGGAAAGCAGCTTCAGAGGAACAGTTACTGGAGAGTACAAAGGCAGTCAAATATGAACCGACTCATAGAAGGTCCGTCTGCAAATACTCCGGTCAGAAGTGCGAATATTTGGCTAATGCCGATGCTAAAGCGGAAGCCGCTGAAAAGGCCGAGTTTGAAGCAGAACGGAAAGCTAATATCAAGCTTATCCAGGATGAGATTAAGTCTTGCCGGGACGAAATCAAGAAGCTTGAGAGGCAGATTAAGGCCCTGGAGAAGGACTGGGAAGGTAACCGTCAGAAACTGGAAGCGGCTAAAGCAAAGGCAGAACAGGAGCGGGAATCCTTCAAACATCTTCCGTCAAAAGTAGGAAGGGAGCGGATCCCGGAGTGCGTAGAAATGATGAGGCAGATTTCCGAGATGGAAAAGAAACAGGCTTCATTAGCATCGGAGCGTGATAGAGAACGCGCCCTTATTGCCCGGAGAGATTCTCTGTCGGCAGATATTCAGAGAGTGAAGTTGGACATTGCAGAAGCAGAAGGTGTCAGGAAAGACCATGCAAAGACCGTTGTTGTACTGGAAGGGAAGCTGAAGGAATCCGTTCAGTATCTCGCCGATATTCAGCGGAAGATTGATATGGTCTCCGAATTCAGTATGGCAAAGAACGCTGCACTGGCAGAGAAGGTGAATTCTCATTTTAACGGAATCCATTTTGAATTCACGGACACCAATATGGACGGTTCCGTATATGAAACTCTCAAGCTGATGAGGGACGGAACTGAATATTCGGCTATGTCCGGTTCCGAAAAGAAATTAGCCGAGTTTGAGTTATGCCGGGGACTTCAGGATATGAATGACATCCTTCTGCCGCTGTTCCTGGATGAGGCTTCCGTCATTGATACGGAGCGGTTACCGAAAGACTGCAAACAGCAGGTCATTATCATTCAGCGGTCTGATGATGACAAGGTTGTAGTAAAGGAGGTGTAATACATGGCTACTAGTACGGCACTGGCACAGAAGAAGCAGGGCATCGCTGGCTTTCTTTCATCGGAAGCGGTCCGCAGTAATGTCCTGTCTGTAGTGGGCGAGAAGGATATGCAGAGGTTTGTATCGTCTGTTGTTTCAGCGGTGCAGACTACTCCGCTCCTTCAGAAATGCACGAATGCCAGCATTCTGTCTGCGGCTCTTCTTGGTCATTCACTAGGCCTTCCCCAGTCTCCGCAGCTTGGGTGCTTCTACCTCGTTCCTTACGGAAATGAGGCTACCTTCCAGTTAGGAGCGAAGGGTTATATCCAGCTTGCCATCAGGAGCGGTCAGTATAAGAAACTGAACTGCGTTGCCCTGAAGGAAGGTGAGTTAAAGGCTTATGACCCGCTGGAAGAGACGATTGAAGTTGAGATGATAACCGACTATGCCAAGCGGCAGAAGCTTAAAACCATCGGCTATTATGCGTTCTTTGAACTGGTAAACGGCTATAAGAAGTCCATTTACTGGTCCATTGAGGAGATGGAGGCTCATGCCAAGCGGTATTCCAAGACCTATCGGAAGGACCCGAAAGGCTCCATATGGGGTATGAACTTCGATGCTATGGCACAGAAGACCATGCTCCGGCAGCTTATTAGTAAGTGGGGCATTATGTCTGTCGAGATGCAGAGAGCGTTCTCCAGCGATATGGGTGTCATCGGAGACAACGGGGAAGTCACTTATGTTGATAATCCGGTCAACAGTGATTTCGACTATGAACGGACGGAGAACGAGAATGCCGAGGAATTAATCATCGATTCCGAGGTTGTAGAAGAGGTTTGATAGAAATGTCGACCGGAAGGAGGTGATGCCGATATGACCCTAAATGTTATAGGCACTGGCTCAAATGGAAACTGCTATTACCTCCGCAATGCAGATGAATGTCTCATCCTGGATGCCGGGATCCCATTCAAACAGACTATGCGCGGATTGGATTATAAGGTTTCCGATATAAGCGGAGTGCTGATAACGCATGGGCATACCTAGCCGACCACATCTATGCTGCGAAGAACTTCTTACAGTACGGAATTAAGGTAGCTGGGAATCCGGCAGTGGAAGGTATCACAGGACTGTTTCCGAGACAGAGATATAGAATCGGCGGTTTTACAGTGCTTCCCTTCAATGTTCCGCATGATGACTGCCCAAACTATGCATACCTTATATGGCATTCCGATATGAAAAACTGCCTGTTATATGCCACGGATTTCGGTTACATTCCCGTGAATCTCAAGGCTTTTAACATCGGAACCATGTTAATCGAGTGCAATCATCAGGACAAATATCTGCCGGAGACTGAATACAAATTCCGTCATTCAGCAAGAGGCCATGCAGAACTGGAGACTGTAAAGAAGGTCATTGAAACAGACCAGACTGAACATCTGCGGAATATCATCCTCTGCCATCTGTCGCGGAATGCTTCAGACCCGGAAGAGATGAGAGACGAGATATCTAAAATTGCGGGTAATAATGTAGAGGTTTTTATAGCTTCGCCCGGATTAAAACTAGAGGTGTAAAAAGGAGGACTTTTTTAGTATGAATGAGTGTTATTTAATGGGGACTGCTGCAAAGGATGCAGAACTGAATGGCTCTACCACCGGAAAGGCATGGACGAAATTCTCTATTGCCGTCAACAAGGGATGGGGAGAACACAGGCAGACCTTTTGGTTCAACATGATTGCCTATGACAAAGTTGCCGAGAAAATTGCAAAGATGGTTCGCAAGGGACGCAGATATGTCTTCAGGTCATCAGTCGAACAGAGTAAGTGGACTGACCGAAATGGCAATAAGCACGATGATGTTGTATTCGTGATTGCGGATTGTTGGTTTGCGGACTCCAAAGGCAACACCGAAAAACACGTTGAAGGTCAGACCCCGGACGGTTATATCTCCCTGGATGAAGAGGTCGGAGATGAGGTCCCCTTCAACTAACGAGAAGGTCCAGTATCTGTCTATTGACGGAAGCGTGATAAATAGTCCGGTCGCATATTGCAAGGCCAAGAAAGCATATTTGTCTGTCCGTCAGTACAAGCTGCATAAGTGTGGGGAGAAGAAGGGCAAGAGCGCATATCCGCAGTGTCCCAATCTCCTCAAACTGGCTTGCACTTACTGGGAAAGCCGGGGGACGAGAAAAGACCGCAAGCGCAAGAGCAGGGAGCGCATGGCAGATATTGATAAAAGGCTCCGTGAGAAAGCGAGGAGAAGTCATCATGGTTACCATAGTTTCCGATAGCAGACAAAAGCCGGGACAACACAAGAACAAGACTGATTACTGGGATTCAATAGGGCAAAAGTGGATTACTTCCAAACTTCCCGCCGGAGACTATGCTCTGCTGACTGATATGTCAACGGTTATTGATACCAAGAAAGGTTTAGCAGAGGTCACAAGTAATCTCATCCAGGACCATGAGAGGTTCCGTAAAGAAGCGGATTTCTGTGTCGAAAACGGCATTAAACTCATCGTCTTGGTAGAAGAACCGGGCATGAAAAGCCTCCGTGATGTAGCAAGCTGGAAGAATCCCCGGTGGTTAAAGTGGCACAGGATTAAGAACGCACAGGAAAGAGGCCGGATGTTATATGTCAAGGTTGCTGATAGGCCTCCCGTTAGTAGTCCGACCCTGATGAAAATCATGGCTACTATGGCAAAAGACCATGGTGTCCAGTGGGAATTCTGTGACCCGAAGGATTCCGGCAAGAAAATACTAGAACTGTTGGGGGTGGGCAAAAACGAATAGGTATCAGCGGCTTAAGGAAGCTGGCAAATGCCCTATATGCGGTGGCGAAAGAGACACCAAACAGATACATTGCTCGTCATGTTTACGGAAACTCCACGCAGACCGGAAGGAAAGACGAATGTACTTTCAGAAAATGGGCCTATGTGTGATTTGCGGAAAGCGTAAGGCAATGCCGAACCATAAGCAATGTGCAGAATGCGCCGCCAGGATTCGCGAGAATTACAAGAAACGGAGGCACAATGATCTGTCCTAAATGTAAACGGGAACATGACGGTCCGCTCAAGTATTGCGATAAGTGTCTCAAAAAGAACCAGGAGAGGAAGCGGAGGCAAAGAGAGAACAGGATCGCAGCAGGGATGTGCGTACAGTGCGGGAAAAATCCGCACGCACCGGGCAAGAAATCGTGCGAGGAGTGCCTGAACTACGAAAGGGACACGCGGAAAATGCTAAAGACAATGCGTATATGCACATCATGCCGAATGCGTTCCGTTGCTCCGAACAGAACCAAGTGCGAGATCTGTTTGGCTAAAAAGGCAGAACTTCAGGCAAAAGAACGAGAGGCTCCAGGGTATCGCCCGAAGAGGATAGCATACCGAAAGAAGCGGTATGACCTATACAAAAAACTTGGCGTTTGTGTCGATTGCGGAAGGCAAGGCGAAAGCGGTTTTTCCAGATGCAAAAAATGCAGAGATAAAGCTGCAAGGCGGGAAAGAATTAGAAAGGCTAAAAAGCGGATAATTCCGAGGGTTGAATGGACATCATATGGCCTGTGCTATAGATGCGGACAGCCAGCATTGCCCGGTCTTCATTCCTGTCAGAAATGCAAGGATGACCAATTGCGGTCGCTTTCTTTCGGAGATGAAGCAAGGTTCCGTCAAAGACAAGATATCCGGTGGATGAATGAGTTGATTTTTGGAAAGAGGGAGTGATGGCAATGGCAGAACGTAGAATGTTCGCCAAGACAATAATCGATAGTGACGCATTCCTGGATATGCCGCTATCAACACAGGCACTGTATTTTCATCTCAACATGAGAGCGGATGATGAGGGGTTTATCAATAATCCCAAGAAAATCCAGCGGATGATAGGTGCTTCCGATGATGACCTGAAGCTGCTGATAGCCAAGAGTTTTGTTATTCCGTTCGATAGTGGAATCGTGGTTATTAAGCACTGGAGAATCAACAACTATCTTCAGAATGACAGATGCAAGAAGACAGTTTACCAGGAAGAGCGGTCGCTTCTGACTCTGAAGGAGAACAATGCGTATACGCTAGCAAACGAGCCATGTATACAGAATGTATACAGATCGGATACACAGAATAGTATAGATAAGAATAGTATAGATCAGATTAGTATAAATAATAATTCAACTACTAACGTAGTTGATCGTAGCACTTCCGATGGAGATGACAGTCCGATAGAACAGGTCCGAAAGGCATGGAATGAGTTGATTGATGTCGGAATCAACCAGATAAGAGCCATCGCGGAAGGTTCAACAAGAGCCAAAATGTTAAAGGCCAGGATAAACCAGTACGGTATAGATTCCGTGATTGAAGCTATCGGAAACATTCGCAAGAGCAGTTTTCTTCTCGGAAGCAGCAAAAACGGATGGTCTATCACTTTCGACTGGTTCATAAGGCCGAACAACTTCCCGAAGGTCCTAGAGGGAAACTACACCGATAAGAATTTTTCTATCGGAAACCAGTCCTCTACACAAAACGGCAGCGTACCGGAGAAACCGATTCAAACAGTTGAAACGGAAATAAGTGACGAGGAGTGGGAAGCTGGAGGAGACGATGCATAATCCGTATGAGTTTAAGCCGGAAGATGCGAAACGGTTTGCTGAATTTGTCGGAATAAAGACAAGAATGCGCGGTGGGCAGCTTGAGTTTCGGAAGTGTCCGTACTGTAGGCAGAACACCAATGACAAGAATACATTCGCCATCAGTCTTGAGACGGGACAGTTTCAATGTCTCCGGGCCTCATGTAACGCGAAGGGTAATATGCTGACGCTGGCAAGGGACTTTGATTTCAGTCTCGGAACCATGGCAGACGAATATTACAGACCACGGAAGCAATATCGGGACCTGCCTCAACCAAAGGATCCGATAGAACCAAAGCCGGAAGCAATCAGCTATCTGACAGGAAGAGGCATCAGCGAAGAGGTTATAAAGCAGTTTCAGATAACGGTGCAGATTGAACACCCGGAGATTTTAGTTTTCCCGTTTTATGACGAGAACGGAAAGATGGTATTCGTGAAATACCGCAAGACCGATTTCGTGAAGGGGAAGGATAAAGCCAAGGAGTGGGCCGAATCGGGAACCAAGCCGATATTGTTCGGGATGATGCAAGCTGCCGACTATGAAAAGCCTCTTGTATTGACGGAAGGTCAGATAGACAGTTTGTCAGTGGCAACGGCAGGGATTCCGAATGCAATATCAGTGCCGACCGGAGCGAGAGGTTTTACATGGCTTCCGTACTGCTGGAACTGGATGCATAGGTTTTCCGAGATAATCATCTTCGGCGACCATGAGAACGGACATATCACCCTGCTGGATGAACTGAAGAACAGATTAAACCTGACGGTCAGATATGTTCAGCCGGAAGATTACAAAGACTGTAAAGATGCAAATGACATACTGCGGAAGTACGGCAGCGAGCAAGTGCGGAAGTGTATTGAGAATGCCAAGACGATTCCGATAGAGCAGCTTGTTGAGTTATCGGAAGTCGAGGATATAGACATCTTCGCCATGGAAAAGCTGAAGACTGGACTGAAAGACCTTGATTATCTGCTTTACGGAGGTATTCCCTTCGGGGGCATAACGCTGATATCCGGCAAGCCTGGAGAGGGCAAGAGTACATTGGCAAGTCAAATATTGATTTCCGCGATACAAGCTGGGCATAAATGCTTCGCCTATTCCGGGGAGCTGCCTAATGGCCTGTTCAAAGCATGGATGCGTTTTCAGATAGTCGGAAGGTCACATATCTCCGAATATCAAAACTCTGCTTACGGAATGACGGCCTATAAGGTTTCCGATGCCAATAAGGCTTTGGTTAATAACTGGCTCCGCGATAAATGCCTGTTGTATGACACCTCTGCTATTGACGGAGATGAGACAGAAGACCTTGTCAACCTGATGGAGAAATCCATTCAGCAATACGGAACCAGGGTAATGCTCCTGGACAATCTGATGACCGCAATGGACATCGTAAAGACAGACGGCACAAACCAGTATGAGAAGCAGAGCAAATTCATGAAGCGGCTTGCAAGGCTGGCGATGAAGTATAACGTGCTGATATTACTGGTCGCCCATAAGCGGAAGAATAACTTCTCCAGCAATGAGAACGATGAGATATCCGGCAGCGGGGATATAGCAAACCTCGCCATGGTAACCATCGCCTATGAAAAGGGCAAGGACCTGGAGGAAGGACAACGGTTGCTGAAGGTATCCAAGAACCGATTATTCGGACGAGTTAAGACAGACGGCTGGATAGTGGACTTCGATGAAAAGTCGAGACGCATATACGGCAGTAATGATGACCCGGATTTTGAATACGGCTGGAATACTACAGACGGCTTTGATGAAGTCAGTTACAATGAACCATTTTTTGATTAACGGAGGTGGGCATGGCAGACATTCAGGAGAATGTAATCGAGTGGATAACCGGGGATGCCTATATCAGTGTCACGGTAACACAGGAGCGGTATAGAAACTGGCTCCGTAAGATGCACGATGATAAGCCGGAAAGATTTAAGGACTTCCGGGACGATAACAACGGCTATGTATGGGCGGTTATCCCTGCGACATGGTTAAGACTGGCAATTCCGAAATCAGAAACATTGTCGGAAGAGCAGCTGGAAGCTTTAAGGGAGAGGGCGAGAAATCTTCGTCCGAATTAACGGCACTGTAGTATGTCGAGATAGTCAGTTTCGGTTTCCAATACTGCGGACGATAAAATCCTCGCCTGATATAAAAAGACCGATAATCGACTCGTTTTATAAAGGCAATGCCATATATGAGCAGAATCATAGCAGTGGACTTTGACGGAACGCTTTGCGAGAATGACTGGCCCGGTATCGGGACTCCGAGATATGAAATCATCGATATGCTTATCAAGGCTCGGAAGCACGGCGACAGATTAATCCTGTGGACTTGCAGGGAAGGTCAGTTATTACAGAATGCCATAACATGGTGCGGTGAGCATGGCCTGACATTTGATGCCGTGAATTCAAATCTGCCGGAGCGCATTGAGATGTTCGGTAATGACTGCCGGAAGATATCAGCGGATGTCTATTTGGATGACCGAGCATTGACGCCGGAGAGATTAAGTGTTCCGTCACATAGGATGACCAGGATGAAAAGGCGGTGATATTACGGTTCCGAATAACAAACAAGTATCGGATATCATGAACGATATCTACGGCGGCCTCTGGAAGAAGTGGAGAGACAAGAAGAATCTGACAGATGCCGAATGGGACGAACTTGTAAAAGAGTGCGGTGAATATGGACGGAAGTATAAAACCTTCTGCACTGTAGAACCGAGGCCTGATGGGACAGATGATTTAGTCGGAAAATTAATATTGTTCTTTTTAGAAGTCATCGAACAACGGGAAAAGGAGTTAATAAAGTCATGATTATTATCGATCAGAATAGAGAGGGATGCTTCTGGTTCGGACCCGGTAATTGCGTCACCATTGAAGAAGACGGTCCCGACCTCGGAACATGGTTTATCGTTGCCCGTAAGGTAGGTGAGGGCAGGGGAGGGCGTTATGTTCTCGGCGAATATGCCATTCTTGAGTATGCCAAAGATGTCTTAAATGATATCGCCGGAGATGCCGCGCACGATTCAAAACTGTTTTATATGCCGAAAGACAGGATTCTGGAGGAGGCCACATGATTGACTGCCGAGTAAAAGAGGTCATGCCTGGGAAATGACAGACCAGTAGGCATTGCAATGGGGGTGATCATGATTTGTTTTGGGACACAGACCCGTGCTGTGATGGGTGCATGGTATGTTGGGCCGGGATCCATAACGATCCAATGAAGTGTCCATATTACTTTGATGTTGTAAGAGAAACCAAGCGTCTGAAGAATGAGAAAGTGAGGAACAATATTATGAGCCAGAAGAGAACCGTGATGTATAAGTGCGATAGATGTGGTGCAGTCGATTATTTTGAGCAGAATGTCCCTGGAGCGGGTGCTAAATGGGGACAGGCTATAGATAATTCCGTACATATGAAGGTTGTAGATCTCTGCCCGGATTGCATGGATGCCTATAGGGAACTGACAAAGGAATTCTTCAGCACGGAGGAATAATATCTGATGCTTTCTATCAGCGATGACCATAAGAAGGTCGCTTTTGATAACGGAATTATTATTGAAGCACGTGAATCGCAAGGCGGTTATGAATTGGTCGGATATCATATCTGCCGCCCCGATCACACAGAACCTTATGGGACGTTTCCGACAGAAGAAGCTGCCATAAAGGCGATGGAACGTGTTTATGCCTGGATGCTGGATTATAGCAGATTCAGAGGAGGTGATTCCGATAATTGACCTTACATACTTCACGGAAGAAGAGGAGTTAGAAGAACTGACCGGACTGAACCGTGACCAGTTATGGGACGCCGGGTTCGACTTGGACGATTGGGATTTCGGTTTCCGTACTAAAACCAAGATTCATAAAGATGTCGATGTGGAATACGGCTACTATGATTCGGACGAGACTTATACAGAGACTCATATAGAACTTGCCGATGAATACGGCGATTACTATTACCTCTGGAATTTCATCGAAGGTAACTGCGTAGGCTGCAAGGCGACATTCTATAACGGCTACTGGTATTACATGGAGTATCACTCATGAAAGCGATGGTTTGTAAACAATGCGGTGCGCCTATAAATCCGCGAACTATGATGTGCGAGTATTGTGGGACAAAGTATAGGGACGAACCGACATTTAGTGTTTTGCACATTGAAAGACCTGGGGCCATAACGCTTGGAGCTGCAATCCTTGTTCCCGATGAAGAAATGTGGCTATTGAAGGATGATATAGGCCATATCGTCAGAAACGAAATGACGAGAAAGCTTGCGGAAGCCATAGAACCGAACGTGGAGTATATGATATCGGAAGATCCAATGCAAAGGGCGCATATCGTAAAGGGCCGTATCCGTATTTTACCGCCCGGATATAGGTTTTAGAGGTGCTGCATGGAAGATGACCAACAATGGCATACAGAGGATGAAAAACTCCCCGCTATCGGGGAAAAGGTTCTGTGCCGAGGGATCCTGGGAGGATTATTTATCGGAAAACTTTATAAGGATGACTACGGACATTACTGGTGGCGTGACCACAAAGGAACCTTCCGTAAACACATTAAGAAGTGGGAGTATATCACTTGAGGGGATGAGGATATGAGTAGTGAGATTATTACTGTTTTAGATGAACTGTGCCGCCGTTTCGGCATTGTCATTGATTGGTCATCACAGAATGTGGTTCCGCAGCTTGAAGTCTTGGTGCAGAAAATAGTTGCCTATGAATATTGGACTTCTGTTATGTGGTTGGTGTTTGGAGCGGTGACTATTGTTATCGGAATTATCCTGGCAATCATCGGGACAAGGCAAACCATAAAGGATGCAAATGAAAGCTGTTGCGGATATGACCCGGACATTTATATGCCTTATGTAATTTTAGTGATTATTTTATGTTTTATCGGAGTTCCGATTGTCATGAGCCAGGTGATGGACATGATAGCCTGTCGGACATTCCCGGAAAAAGTTGTACTGGATATGCTGAAAGCCTATTTGAATAGCAAGTAAGGGGGTGAGAGTATGAGAGAAATAGATGTCATACTTTTGCCTACACGGGTGGTTGATGGCAACAAGGTGGAAAAGACTTGCGGGAACTGTGCATACTGCAAGGAAATTGTGGAGTGGCACTATACCAACAGAGGCTGCACCCATTCCAAACCGCCTGGATATGCCTGTCTGGCTTGCGCCCATGAGGGAACTATCGTTCATATGACAGGGACTAATCGGGACATAGAGTTTTGTGAAATGTGGAGGGCAAGTGATGGATAAATCAATTTCGTGCGGTCACGAAAAAGATAAAAAGGATGACGTCATAAGCAGAGCAGAGACGCTTAAAACAATCGGTAAAGTCCCGGATTATGGCGACGGTATGGTTTTTGAAGCGATAAGCCATGCACAGCGAGATGTGGCACTTCTTCCCGCCGTTGATGCCGTCCCGGTGATAAGGTGCAGGGATTGCAAACACTTCGATCTCGATCACTGGGAAACAATCAATGGTATTCCACTTATTGTAGCACATGAAATCTGCACGTTTTGGGGAGGGGGCTGTAAAACGGACGCAGGCGGATATTGCTTTAAGGGAGAAAGGCGGGAAGAATGAATGATTTGATTTACAAACAGGCGGCAATAGACGAGGTGCAATATGAAATTGAAATGATAAATCATGCACTAGATTCACTCACATCAGATTATAACACAAGAGAAAGATTGCGCCAAAGAAAAGGGGAAGCGAGAGAAATACTTAATTCTATTGAGACTTTACCCGCCGCCAATCGGTGGATACCATGCAAGGAGAGGTTGCCGGAACTCGAAGAGGATGTTCTTTTGTTTGTAGATACCTGTTGGTACAACGTGGGTAACCTTACCGAACTGGACGGTGAAAAGACGTGGTGCGTGGGGGAGTGGCTTTTCTATGGTTGCGATTTTAACCGTGTCAAAGCATGGATGCCTCTCCCGGAACCGTATAAGGAGGAAAAAGATGCGGTTGATTGATGCGGATACACTGGCAGAATTATTGAAAAGGGAAGCAGAACATCACGAAGCGGACGGGTTATTAGAACGCTCCTACGGTGTTATGGATGCCTATATGGATGTACTGCAAGCTCCCACCGTCCACCCGGAACCGCCGAAGATGGGGAAGTGGGAGATCCGTGTTATATGGCCCCCGGATGGCGAGGATTGCTATTGCTCGGAGTGTGGGAAAGGCGAGTGTCTGCCTTATTGGAAATACTGCCCGAATTGCGGGGCGAAGATGGAGGTGGATTATGGGACGGATGATTGATGAGGATGATGTCATATCTGCTATAGATAAGCGAATAGAGTTTTTACAGACACATGAGACGTTCAAAAGGAAGCACGGCGATATAGATTTATTGGGACTAGTTCCAATGATTAAAGCAATTCAGACCGCACAGCCAAAGACGGGGACGTGGGTGTATCAGAAAGGTGTGGGGTGGGGTGAAACATGGATTTGCTCCGAGTGCGGAGAGAAAACTACCTCAACGGTGATGGGAAAACCGAGGTATAAATTTTGTCCTATGTGCGGGGCGTGGATGGAGGAAGAAGAATGACGAAAGTAGAGGCATTTGAAATCCTGGAAAATGCCGAATGGTTAGGAACCAATGAAGAGCGGGAAAAGGTCAGGGAAGCCATTGATACGCTTGAGAATGAATGGACAGACGAATGGTGTCTTGATTGCAAAGAGTATGACCAAGAAAAATGTTGCTGCCATAGATGGTCTAAAGTGATCCGCGATACCGAAGAAGAATTGCGGGAGCAGAAGAAAGGGACATGGGAGTCGGGTATGCGCCCGACACCATACCCGTGGAGTCCGTGGAGACGTCTTTACAGATGGTGCAGCGAGTGCGGCTATGAACGTGAAGACGGAAACCCGGATAAGGACACGCCATATTGTCCCGGATGTGGAGCCTATATGGGAGGAGCAAATGGGAAATAATAACATAATGAGTTGTCTTGGCCTATCATATGGCCCACGGTGGATTGAATTGGAGCCGCTTGATTGGACGGAATATAACTTCATGTGTTCCAACTGTGGGGCGAAATGGTACGCACCGGATTTGCCAAAAATTTGCCCGGAATGTAAAGCGAGGATGAAAGGATGAGCATTGATATTGCCGTAGCACTTGTGGTCGGATTCTTTGTTGGTGGTATTACCAGTCTCATATTGATAAGCCTTGTTATTATGGCGGGAAGGGGTGGTTCCGATGAGTAAAGAGATTGATAATGCGGAAATCATCGTTGAGATGAAACGTCTCCGTGATGAAAACGAGAAACTTAAAAAAGAGAATGAGGTACTTCAGGCTACTGTAGCTGCAAGTATCTATTTGTTAAAGATTTTAGCGAAGGGAGATTGAGGATGAGGATTGATTACAAGCCTGGAGACAAATTTGAGGTAACTATTAAAGCAATCAGTGAGGAAGATAAGCTGGTGGATCTTGTCGGCATTGATACTCCGATTCCGTTAGAGGCCTTTGAGAGGTTAAAACGGAGAATTAGCGATTTTCCGTTAGAAGTCGGGGACACTATTGTTCTTGACGGAAGACCGGACGGATTGGTAACCATGATTGATAATGGCGACATCCATATCCTGTTTTCTGACGGAAGTGTTGGAGTTTCTCCGGCTGGTCAGGACCTGTTATATCATCCGTCTTGTTATACGCCGCACTACATCCTGGAAGAGGTGAAAAAGATTGCCAAGACCGAAACCGATAGAGAGGAAATTCCGGCGTTTAACTGTCCGTGAGGTAATAGAGCGACAGTATAAAAGGTCTGTCATACAAGTCTATTACGGAAAGGATGAGGCTACATGGTATGACCGCTTCCGTCATTTCTGCCCTTCATGTTTGCGGTCTTTAGGGACGAAGCGTGAGATAAACTTCTGCCCAGCTTGCGGTCAGCGTTTAGACTGGGAGCATATGGTTTCCGAAGTAAGACTGACAGGCAAGGGTAAAAGATATTCCATGCCCAGGGGACAGTTTGAAAAACGGCAGCGGCGTATCATAGCTGATATCAAAAAGCATTTGGAAGGTGACATTGACGAGTGACTTTCCGATAAGAAAGGGGGTGGTGTGGTTTGACTGATATTGATCTCTTGCAAGATGCTATAGATTTGGGTATCATAAGCATGGGCAACATCACGGAAAGAGTGATGATGAAAAAAAGAGAGAATATATTAGAGAACCACCCATACCCCATATGGCAGGGCAAGAACGGCTATTGGTATACAAAGTATATCGACAGGGATGGGAAAGTGAAACTGAAGAAGCTGCGGGACCGTGATGATATTGAGGAATTCATTATCAGCTTGCCCATGACCCGCGCTCCGGTTAAAGGGTCCGCTACTATCGGCGACATCTATAGGCTGTGGATTTCCGAAAAAGTCCATAATGAAGAAATCGCGCCGAACACTGCCGAACGATATGAGGATGACTTTAACAGATACTTTACTGACATCAGGAACAGACAGATTTCCGATATAGAAGAGGAAGACATCCAGGACTTTGTACTAGAGCAGATTCATAAGTATCGTCTTTCTAATAAAGCATTTTCTAATTTGAGGATAGTCTGTTTCGGAATATTCCGTTATGCAAGGCGAAAGAAGCTGACGAGGATTGATATCAGAAGCGCATTCAGTGACCTTGATATCTCAAAGAAGAGTTTCAGACAGGTGACTAAAACACCACAGGAAGAAGTCTTCGACCAGGATGATAGCCAGCGCATAATGGAGTATCTGATACAGAAAGACAGTCCTATTGAACTGGGCCTGTTATTCATGTTCTCAACCGGACTGCGTGTCGGAGAACTGGCTGCACTGAAATGGTCTGAAGTTGGCGAAAACTGTATTTATATCTGCCGGACAGAAATTCGGATTCCGAAAGAAAGTGGAAACGGTTATGACTACGTTGTAAGGGATTCCCCAAAAACACTTGCCGGAATAAGAAAGGTTCCGATACCATCAAAGTATGAATGGATCCTGCACAGGATGCGTGAGTTGAATCCTGACGGTGAATATGTCTTTGAGAATAAGAAGGGACGGATAAAGACCTTTATGTTTCGGAAGCATTTGGTCACTGCCTGTGATAAGGCGGGAATCCAAAGACGGTCGCCACATAAAATCCGAAAAACATATGCCAGCATTCTATTGGACAATGGTGTCTCCGAGAAGATTGTTACAGAACTTATGGGACATACTTCCATCAATGTCACCAACGTACATTATGCTAGGCAGAGAAAGTCCGCTGATGAAGAGCGAAGAATTTTAGACATGATTAATGAACTCTGATTTCCCGTGACCAAATAGTAACTAAAAAACGGGCCAGAGTAACTAAAATGAATCGCGTAAACCGTTGCTACATAAGGATTTATGAAGTGGAGCAGACGGGAGTTGAACCCGTGAACCAAGGGGCCGTAAACCGTTGCGGCACAAGGCTTTACGAAGAGTGGATCGCCAATAGTAACTAAATTTTTGTTACCATACAAAAAGGTTATCATTTTTGTGGTGTTGCCCGGTTACTCGCAGTTACTCTCAAAAACAGGGTGATCCCGTATAGGGTGATCCCATGTGGGGGATCCCATTTTTTACACCCACCCCAAAGTATCCACCCCCATATAATTGCATTTCGGAAAAAGTTTGCTCGGCAATCGCGCCGGGTTATTTTTTGTGTTTTTGACAATTTAAGGCCGTTTTTTCGCAGATTTTGTGCAGATTTGGCGGTTAAAATGCGGATTTTTCACATTTTGCGGAATCATAACGTGCAGTTTTTGCAACCTGGAGCGGGAAGAGTATTACAGATTCCGATAAGAAAAGAAGAGAATTTGGGAAGAGTTTTACACACAGGAATCCCAAAACTGGGAAAGATAGTAGAAAAAATGGGAATAAGAACCAAGAATTTCCAGTGGACCCGGATGCAGCTGGCGCACATAGGTGTACATGAGTGTATATGGGCGTACACATTGCGCGGACATTATCGGGACATTGCTATAACATTGCTATAGAATTGCTTTGTTATTAACGGAAAGGCTTATAAATCGAGTTTTTATATCAGGCGGCTTATTATATCGAGTTTCCGATAAAAATGGATTCTCCAAGGCTCTGACGCTTACAATGCCGTTGATATAGAAGTCTCCCTGCTTAACGCGAGGACATTCTCCCAGGCTTCATTATCGGAAGTCTCCCAGGCTCCGGCTGGCGATCCTAAAAAAAGTTGTAAAAGAATCGATACCCCCCTACCCTGGCATATATGGCCAGGAATGCCCATTTCAAAAATCTGATCAATTTTTTGATTTCCTGGAGGCCTTGCCAATCTGATTTTGGATTCTGACGATTTCAGCTGCTGTCGGAATTGTCTGAAAATATGAATATTCTGACAACTTGCCTCCTGGCTGCGCCGGATTGATAGAGAATATTCTATTAACAAGGTACTATAAAGGACTATCTATAATAAAATCCAATGATAGATAAAATCCTATAATATGGCCTGCTGGCGGTTCCTGGTTTCCGGCAACGGTTCCACAATAGGATAAAACAGTTTTGTTCCGTTGATACCATAGGCCGAAAGACTATAATTGCATTGTAGGGCCATAAAACGGCCTATAATCGGTTTTTAGTGGTCTTTCCGTATCCTAACACATAGAAACATAAAATCGGCTTAAATCGGCTTAAAATGCGTCAGGGCGGCAATTGCTGCAGAACGCATAAAACGGCCTTTAAAACGGTTT